ATTCCGTACAGAACGCTCTCCGAAGCTTCCGATCTTCCGTTTGGAAACAAGGATCGGGAGCCGATGAAAGAGTTAATGAAGAGTACGGGGGTGGGGAGTTTACGAATGGCAAGAGAGAAATTTAATTTATCTCGCTACTTTTGCGGAATTTGATTACGGGATGTAATTAATTTATGACGCTTATCGAAAGTAAAAGAACATGATAGATCTTATTGCCTCTACCAAATTCTATGTAGGTCGCCTCTGTAAGAACGGACACGAACACGAGGGTAGCGGGGGATCTCTCCGTTACAACTCTTGCAAAATGTGTGTTCAGTGCATCAAAGAACAGAGAGCGGAACGAGCCAAGAACGGTTACTTCCGAGATTATTATATCGAGAATAGAACGAGTATTCTCGATATGAAAAGAAACAAAAGATACTGGAGGGGATAAAGTAAATCCTCTTCTCATTTCTTGGATAGATTGTTATGATAGAAGTAGACAATTCCGCCTACTTCTATCATGCACTTTTATACCTCTTCCAAGACAGGTGAAGTCCTTCCTTCTGTAAGTCATATCATCGATAAGACCCGACCTTTATCGGAGATTATCAAGATGAATAAACGCTTCGAGGCTAAGAAGAAAAGGGAGGGTTTAAGTGACAAAGAATTCAATGCACACTGCGAGAACGGAAGAAATCGGGGAACGTTAATCCACGCCGTCACTCAATCCTATTGGGAGACAGGGGTACTGGATAGGAGTAATTGGAACGAGGTGATCGATCCGAAGATTAATGTTATTACGGGTAAACCCTTCACCTACGGGGATTATCTAACGGGGTTCGATTCTTTCGTATCGGATCTGAAGAAGGAAGGAAGAAAAGTTGAATTAGTTCTCGCGGAGAGAGCGGTAGTCTCCGATGTTCATCGGTTCGGGGGGAGGTTCGATTTAATCCTCGACATCGACGATCGCAATCATCTCTTCGACCTCAAGACCTTCGGGGGGTATCGACACCAATATCTGAGCGAGAAGCGGGGTCATGACGTGATGATCTACCTCTGGGAGAAATGGAGAAAGCCTAGTCGGATCGGCATCAAGAAACGCAACCCCGAGACGGGGAGAATGAAAACCTTTTACGAACCCGAGGTATTTCCGGTCGAGAGCGAACGGGATTGGAGTCACGTATCGCATTGGGTGCGGGATAAGTTCATCCAACTCGCTCTCTACCGGACGGCGATCTTTGAAGATCTCCGCATCCCGATCCACCGGTGCAATATTCTGGTGTTGACCCCGAACGGTCGGTATCAACTGATTCCCGTTCCCGCGAGAGTGTGGGCGGGATGTCAGATGGAAGCTTACGATCGGGTAGCCCAATTCTGGAGAACCGAGGGCGATCGCTGGAAGTTAATGGCTAAAGAACGGGAGTTATGGGAGACGGCATGAGAATTATCAAAGACACGATCGATAACCTAGACGACCTGATCGAATTACTCGATCATATCGGGATGTTGATGCCTTGCGACGATCAGTTTACCGATTGTTCTTCGGAGGTCAAACTTCAAATCGAGAATAAGCTTTACGAGTTTCGGGAGTATCTTAAGCGGGTGAACAAATGGAGAGACGGGGTTTGGAGAAAAGAGGTTCACGACCATCTCGCCGAACTAAAAGCCCTAGATGAAGAGTTCGGTTCTTTTCACGACTAACCGAACTCGCGCGGTGATGGGAAAGGGGATAAGGAATAATCATCGGGGTTATTCCCTGTCCCGAGAGTCCTATGAATCCTTACAATCCTTACCCCGAAGGCTATTTTCCCCGCGATGACGATGCCGATTCCGAGGGAAGTGTTCCCCCCGAAGTCCGTAATCTGTTCCGTTTATTCTACTTCTCCCGTCCCGAGGGAGAGAACCCGAACGTTCGGAAACGGATCGGCAAAGGGATTCCCGATCTCTCCAACCGATCGGACGAACTGGAGTGGGGACGGGAAGAGAACGAGAGAACCTATCTTCGGGTGGTCGATACTTTTATCCTGATTCAGTTCATCGGACAGGAGATCCAAAGAGAGTTAGAGGGGAGAGGTTTATCCGTCGGGCTATTCGTCCTCCCGAACTGGAGAGACGAGAGCGGGAACGCGGGTAGAGTGACGGTTAAATTACTCCGACCCGATAAAGAACAATCGGAAAGATTGATAGAAGATCGTCAATATATCACCGATGCTATTAGAATGAGGTTAGGCTGTACCGATGTGGTCGGGGAAGATTGTTTCGGGAATAAATTATTTCATCTTGGATTAAAAGACTCCTCTCATTCCTCTCCTTCCTCCGGTACGAAAGAAACTACCACCGGAAAAGAAATGACCGCCACTCTCGTATCTCAAGAAAACAATCGTACCGAATACGATGTCGTACCCGAACAGATCGACATCTCGGGTATCGCGCGCGAATCCGTTTCTACCCCCGCCCCCCCGCTAACCTTCGGGCAGTTCATCTCCAATTGCGAGCGGGCGGGGATCTCCCGTGACTTTATCGAGTCCTTACCGCTACCCGATAGCGTAGCCCGTCAGATGCGGGATTCTCTTTACTCGGGACTCGACGGGATGATCTTCAACCCCGTAGCTCCCTCTCCATCCCCGACCCGTAATCGCCAAACGTCGGTAGCCGCGCCCGTCGCCGCGCCCGAGACCCCGAGAAAGAAACCCGGACGTAAACCGGGAGGGGCTACCAAAGCGAAAGGGACAAGAGGAAAAGCGAAAGCTAAAATCTCTACTCCCGCCCCCGAATCGTCGGTATCCAACGACGGGATCAAGGAACGGATGATGATGTTCCCGAAAGATTTTAAACCCGCGAAAAGTATCGGTAAGGCTCTATCCGATAAAGGGGAGACGGTGTACTCCGAGAACCTACGTCGCGCGCTCACGGTTAACGGTAAGCCCCGTAATATGTACGCTAACCTGCAACGTATCGCCGATGAAACCGAGTACACCCCGTGGTGGGAAAAACTCATGTCCCTCACCCCCGGCGATCGAGAGGTGAATGAACCGTTCTACCGCGAGGCGGCGCGTTGGTTGTTGGCTCAACAATCGGAAGCGGCGGCGTAAGTTTAGGTCTTGTGGGTGTTGGAAGTCTAAGAGTTTTCACGTTAAGGAAATCAGGGGTAGTTCTTCGGGGCTACCTTTTTTGTTTTCTCTCTCTCGCTCGAACACCGCGGTAAGCTAGATGTATCGTGGCCGATACCCCCTTTTTAGGCGTTGGGAAGATTTCGGGAAGACTAAACCGAGAAATCCCGAAACCCAATCCTAGAGAGGGATTCACCCCTCGTATAACTACGCTAGGAATAGTTACTTAACCCCTCGCCGATTCTCCGAAACCCCCTCCAAAACCCTTTCCCTGTCCGCATCCCGTCCGAGCGTGTCCGCTTAAAAGGACATAAAAGGATATAATACTCGGGAAGATTTCGGGAAAGATCGGGAAAATGAAAAACGAAAAGGGTAGAGAGAGAAAGCTAGAGGAAGAGAGAACGAGTGAACCCGAGAGAGAGAAGATCGGGAGTAAGGGATCGGGAAGGGATTATACCAAGCTCGATCGATCTATATCGAGAGCCAACGCTAAACTCGATCGGGCGAGTATCCGGAGAAAGGGGAACCGGTTGTACCTGAGAGTCACCCTACCCGATCGCGAGGGGAACGGACAGAAGAAAGAACGGGAGATCTCGACCGGGTGCATCGCCACCGACGAGGGATTAAAGGTAGCGATAGCCAAAGCCACCGAGATCGTTACCGCCCTGATGTGGGAAAGAGATCCGTGGGGGGTGATCGACGGGTGGGATAGTCAATCGGAAAAGGAGAGGAAAGAGAGAAAGAGAAAAGAGAGATCGAGTTTAGAGGGAACGGTAGCGGGGTTAATCCGAGAGGGCAAGAAGATCCGTATCTTCGAGGTATTGAAACTGTACGAACAGGAATATTTCGCGATCCGCCCGAGAACCCCAACAACGGAACGGAGTTATAAAACCAGTAGACAGGCTTATTTCAAGTTATTACCCCCCGAGGGGTTTCTCGATTTCAAGACCCTACGGGATACCCTGATCACCAAGACTAAACCCGATACCTGTAGCCGCTCGATCTGCTATCAGGCGTTCAACGCCCTCGTGTCCTTCGCCAAGCTCGATATAGATCTATCCCCCTATCGGGGTAACTATAAACCCAAACTGAGAAACATCCCGACCCCCGAAGAGGTGGAGAGGGCGATCGATAACCTCCCCGATCGCTGGCAGTTCGTTCTCGGGCATATCGCCACGTTCGGACTCAGGGATCACGAGGTCTTCTTTCTCCATCTAGAACGGTTGACAGAAAATCCCCCCGTATTGGTGATCGACGAGAAAGGGGTCGATCGCACGAAGACCGGATACCGTATCTCCCTTCCCCTATTCCCCGAGTGGGTAGAACGATGGGAGTTAACCCGATACCGTTTCCCTAACTTCCGTTACGATCTAGAGAAAGTATCGAATAGCCAACTCGGGGCTAGAATCGCGATTAACCTCTATAACAACCACGGGGAGTTTCCCTATACCGTCTACCAGTTACGGGATTTCTACGCGGTCTATTGCGGGGTGTTGGGAGTTCCCGACCATCTAGCGATCGCCATGATGGGACACTCCACCACCACCCATTACCAGCATTACAAGTCCCATACCGACGAGAGAAGATTGATCGAGGGATTCGTCAATTGGAGAGATGGAAGGGAGATCGAAAAAAGGGATTCCCGAAAGAATCCCCGTGGTGACTAGACCGATAATGAGGAGAACTCGTATTAGGCAGAAGGCTCGGGAGCGGGAGCGTCGGGAACGATGCCCTTCACCTTCTCGACTAACTTCTGGATCTGCTCGACCCGTTCCGGTAATCCATCTTTAATATCCGCGAGTTCGTCGGCTTGAACCGTTTCATCGGTAATAGCCGATTCTAGAGCGGCAATAGCCGTATCGAGATCCGAGAGTTGCATTTTAATTTCCTCGATGGTTTTCGTTAGATCGTCGTTCGTCGTCTGGACGATGACGGTTATTCGGGTAGGCATGGATTCAGCCCTAGGTTATTTACCCGCACTCATTCTACCATCGGGAGAGGGGTAGCACGTCGATCTCTTTTCTTATCCCCTCTTCACGATCTCCTTGATTCTCCAACTCTCGATCCAGAACACCCGATCGCTTACCAAGCAGATGGGTTCGTGTTCGACTATCTTCTCGGGAGGGATCTCGTCGCGGGCTACCCGACAGACCACGCCCCTAGAGTACGAACCATCGGAGTTAATGTATCTAACCTCGCTACCCGGTGGATACTCTCGGCTGTACGTGATGACATCGATACCCCGTTCTCTGGAGATGTCCGCCACGGGGATGTGATAGGTCGCGTATTTATTAGCCTTCGGGTATCTCAGCGTTAGCGTGGGCATAGAGAGGAAGGAAGGAGAGGAGGTTTAATTTCTCTTTAAAAATAGATCGTTAATCTACTATTCTAATTATAGCCCTATCCCATCCCCTAACCCCTCGGATAGCTACGCTACGGGGGGAGTGAGTATTTAGTTAATGGAGAACCTATGACGACCGCGACCGAAACCTTTGCCCCGATCCACGAACGGGAGTTGATAGATTGTCAGATGCTTCTCGGTATCGATAAAAACGTGAGCTTTCTCTTCGATTCGACGGGGGATGTGATTCTCCGATATATCGACGGGGAAGGGTTCTCTCACTGGCGATGCGATATTTTCAGGGTATGTAATATCCCGCTCGGACAATACCCTCCAGCCCTTAAGAACTCTATCGATAGAGATCCGAGTGTTATCTACAAACTAGAGGCTTTGCGTCAAGCCCTCGATTGGGACGATAACCAGAAAGCTTTCGCGGACTACTGCCGCGCTAATTCGTTCCCGATCGGACTCCGATCGCTCTCGGTTCCTATCAAAATCAGACGGGAAGATAACCGTGAACGGGAAGAGTGCGTTACTCTACTCGCCCCCCAGACCACCGTTCGGAATCCCGACGAGTTTCAATTCTCGGGTAATTTCGACATCGATTCCAAACCCCCGACCTATTATCTATACGCGAGGAAGAAAACGTGACAGAGCTTCTTTACCAATTTCAAGATCTCACAAGAGATATTATCCGGCAATGGAGATATAGAGGGCGGATTGCCAAAGGGGAAACGGTCAGGTTGGATGATACCTATTACAAGGTACTAGAAGTTATTCATCTACAATTCTTGGGTGATTACCTTGTTGTTTGTATCGTACATCCAGTGGACTTCGATCGCATCATCCAACTTCACAAAATAGATACCTGTAGATAGAAAACCATGAAAGCGATTCAAACCAAGTATCTCCCCGCTACCGATAGAAAAGGGAGTCGGATCAAGGCGTTCGACATAGATGGAAACTCGGTTACGATTCCCTACCCCCACGATATAGCGGGAACTGATAAATGCCATCAACTAGCCGCTAGAGCCTTGATGGACAAGATGGGCTGGAAAGGTAAACTCGCGGTTGGCGAGATTAAAGGGGGACTGGTCTTTTGTTTCGTCGAAAAGTACGTGGGATTCGGAATTACCAACCACTATACTTTCGAGCATCCCGATCCCCATGACCCCACTTAATTAATACTTTCTTCTCGCTTCTCCCCTCTCTTTCAATCACAAAGGAACCGACTATCATGACCCTAGCTACAGAAAAAGAAACCACTCCCTTCTCGATATTCGTCAATGCCGTTACCTCCGAATTATGCCGCGTCGCCCCGATGGATCTGGCGGACTGGTTCGTGATTCCCGCCGATGCCAATAACTGGCGAAAAGAACGTATCCACCACCAAATCGGAGTCATTAACGATAACGGGGTAGAGCGGAAAGTTTTCATCGAGATCTGGTTTCGCGATCCCTACAACAACAAACAGGAAGCTCTTTTGAGTTCCGAGATAGAATACGTGGATGGACAGAAACGCCTATCCCTCGTCAACTTCCTCGACTGGAAATACAAACAGGGTAAACACTCGATCTCTTTCTCCACGAATCGAACCCCCGAGGCGATCGCCAAAGACATCGCCCGTAAGCTAATCGACGAATATAATATCGGCGCGTACCGAGAGGCTATCGCCGAACTCCGGAATAACATCGATACCGCGCGACGAACCACCGAATACCTAACCCCGATCGCCGAACGGTTGGGGTTAATGGTTCGACGTAGTGACTATCACGGTATTCAGTTACCCACCGGTATCGAGTGGACTCACTCGATAGAAATGACCACCAAGATCGAGAGAATCGAACCGTACTCGGGTTGCACGGAATTCGAGGTTAAGTTCAAGCGATTGAATCGGGAGGAGTTAGAGCAACTAATCCAATTCTTCGAGGGTCTAGCCGCCCATGAAGAAATTATGGATAGCGAATAATCTCTCTAGCTATCGGGGATAATTGAAATAGATTATCCCTGTTTTTTCTCGATCATGTTCCTCTCTTTCCTCTCTTTCCTTCTTTCTTAATCGGTCGATGAAACAGAATGATGATACCCTGACGATGAATCGTTATCTCGGCAAGCCCTGTAAACACGGACATCTTTATAAGGGTACGGGAAAAACTCTACGGTATGTCGGGGATAAAGCCTGTGTTTACTGTTCCCGAGAGAAGACACGACGCTGGAAGGATAAAGATCCGAGTCGGAAAAAAAGATATTACGATCCGACAATAGCCTCTACCGTTCCCGTCGTGCTATCCCGCGCCCAGAAGAATTTATTTAAAGCCAATTGCGAGCGGGCGGGATTAACCCAATCGGAAGTGATTCGGGAACTGATTCGGGAGTGGAATCGAGAACGGGAGAGCGAATGTCTATCCTCTCCCCGAAAGTAGATCGTTGACCCGTTCGACGTGGACGAGGATCAGCCTCCCGCTTCTCCGGTAGTGGTAATTCTCCTTGCCGAGACGGTATTCAAATAGCCAACGCCGAACGGTTCTCTCGTTCTTGGGGATGGGTTTTCCTTCCCCGCATACTTCTAAGAGCGGGATGAAAGAAGCGTCGGATTCCTTTCTGAGTTCGTTAATCACCAACTGGAGATTATCGTTACTCGCCCTGAGTACCTCGATCTCGTGGAGTAGGTAATCGAACTTCTGCTCTACCGTCAGGGCATCGGGGGGGAAGGATAGATCCATAAGAAAAGAGATCAACAATCTACTGTTAATCAGTATAGTCCGATCTCCTTCCGATTTAGTGAAAGTGAATTAATTACCCTTGCCGATCTCGATCTTGGAGGCGAGCATGGTTAGGAACCTCACGCGTTCCGATTCGGAGAGGTTAGCGGCTAACGCCATGAGTTCTTCCGCGGTCTCGACCGTCTTACCCAACTCGGGAACGACGATACCCCGTTCCCGATTGAGTTCCTTATTAATTTCCTGTAGCTCTACCCAGAATCGCGGGATCTCTATATCCCGTAAAGTACAGAGCCTGGATATGTTTCTTTCATCGGGGAACGAGTGCGCCGATAACCAAGATCGAACGGTAGCGTAATTAGATTTGATGTATTCGGTAAATTTCCGATACGGCTTGTAATTATTCTCGGGGACGGGATAGACCCCGTACATATCCTCGATCCATCTTTTCAACCATTCCGCAAAAGCTTCCTTCATCTGACTTTCAGCCATACCGTAAAACCTCTCTAGAGGCGTGATCAATAGAGGTGTATATCTCTCGACAACCCGTAGATCGTCGGTTCTCGCTCTACCCCGATCGGGATACACCCGATCGTTCTCTCTTGAAAATACCATAACGCTAATACACCGGCTATCGCAACGGTAATAGATGGATCGGGCAATAGAAAAAGTCACGTCTTCAACCTACCCGCGAATGAAGGGGCAACGGTAAGTAGATCGACGTTCTTCTATTCGTACTTATGATAGCAGTGTAACGGTACGGAAATGCGGGGCGATACCGAGAAGATCACCGCGCGCCGTGATAGCGATCACCCGAAAAAGAACCCGATCGATCGATCGACTTTTTTAAATCTAACCCCCGTTAGCGTTCAAGGTCGTATCGTTTTCCCGCGACGGGGGTATTCCGATTTTCTATTGTTATTGTTTAAAGTTCCGTTATTCCCGATCGGACGAGAGGATCTATAGAATCGGGGAGACGATCGGGGACGGTTCGGTAAAGGATTCGGAAAGAAAAAGTAGATTGTCGTATTACTTGATTTAGAATAGGGAAAGGTGAAACGGTAGGAACGGTTCACCCGCGCGGGGCAAAGATTACAGGTATCTAGCCACAAATAAAAAGAGGAACGAGAGATTCCACCCTCTCGCCCCGCGCCTACATTCATTTAAAACGTACCTCTATGATAAGCGGTATTCAACCATCCACGCAATACTTTTCCCGAAATTCGTTAGAGTATCGTCAATCCACCCGATCCGCTTCTCCCTCTTCGGATAGAGAGAGTATCGGGAACGACACCCCCCCATCGCTTCAGGGTATCAACGGGGGAGGGCAGTTCAACCGGAGAACGTGGGAGGAATCCAAGGCTCTCTACACCCTCGGATTAATTCCCGCCCACGCCCTGCTTCTAGATTACCTCTGCCTCAAATTATGGCGCGTCGGGTTCTCGACCACCAAACTCGCCATCGTCCTCGCCGAAGAGATAGGACTGACGAGATCGACCCTCTACCGGGCGATCTCGGTCCTCAAGAAAAAACTCCCCGGACTATTCCGCTTCAGCCGCCCCCTCTACAAGGGCAAGGAATTGACCGGGGATAATCGTATCCGTATCACCCGGACGGGAACCCTGCCGACCCTGCCCGCGACCCTCGAACCCGAAGAAGAAGAGTTCGGCGAGTGGGACGAGGGGGAGTTGACGGGGATGACGGAACCCGATCCCCGCTCCGATCGCGCGACGGTCTTTTTAGCGGGTGAGAGAGCGCGTCCAACAAATGATAATGACTCGAATCCCAACCCCCGTCGGGCTTTGGAGTCTCCGAAAAATGTAGATCTCTTATTAGATAATTTTAAAGATCTTTCTTTCTTCTCCCGAACAGATGAACTAGGTTCGGAGAGGGAAGCGGTCGTTGACCGCGAAGAAGGAAGGAAAGAGTTTTTTAATTCTTCTTTTTATGGGTGCGACGGAGAGTCCCCCGAGTGTTTAACCAGAGAGTCGGTGAGTGGCTTAATCGGTGGGGAGTCCGTTTCCCTATCGGTGAGTGGCTTAACCTCTAGCGAGTCCGTTTCCCCCGTCGTTGGAGTCAAGCTTCAACGGCGAGGCTTGGAAGTTATCGAGGGGGGTCGTAGACCCCTAGAGCGAGTCCGTCGGGCTGTCGAGTGGGTTAAGGGTAAGGGGTTCGGGAATACCGGATCGGTGATCGATCGCCCGCCCGCGCCCTCGGATTCGGATAGCTACGCTACGGGGGGGGTGAGTTCAGTTAGAGACAACCCTATGCCCCAGACCCTAGAAGCACAGACCTCGCCCCGGATCTCCGATCCCCGAGAAGAAGAAATCAAAACCCTCCCTCCTTCCTTTCTCCGTAACCCGATCGTCGCTCGGTTATCGGACAGCGATCGCCGTTCGTTGTGGGAGTACGCCGTCGCCCGATGCAAGGAACTCCCGAACTGGAGTCGGGACGATCGGTATCCCCGCATCAAATCCCCGACGGCTTGGATTCTTAGCACGTTAGAGAAAGGACTTTATCAAGATTGGCTCGCGGTCACATCGACCGTCACCGTCGAGAGTATCGTCCGATCTTCGTCTCCCGCCGCCCCCGCGACCCCGAACGAGGGGATCGTGAAACCGAGTAAGCCCGTGATATTTATCCAGCAAATAGTAAACCTCGAACAGCTAACTTGGCGATTGGGAATGTTCCCCGACAAAATCGACATTCCCGATATGCCCGAAGAATTCGAGGGGTTAAACGGGCTAGAAATCTTCGGACGACTGAAAGAAAACCTAGAACTTCTTCGTTTGTTCAAAGGGCTGAACGTTCCCGAAGACTACGTTTTTACCGAAAGCTTCGTACTTCCCAATCCGTAAACCCGAAGACCCATGCCTAAAAAGAAAACCAAAAGCCAGTTCCATAAAGGATTCGGGAAACTCCCGAAAGCCGACCCGAACGCCGAACGTTACCAGAAAGCGATCGACGCTCTATTCAAATCGGCGAGCGGGTTCGCCAAGTCCGATCCCTCCCGTTCCGCGGTCTATCTCCCCGTTCAGGACGCGGCTCTCGGGGTGGCGAGCCTATTAATCCTCGCCGATTCGATTCCGAAGGATCGTCGGATGTACCGGGAGTCCGCCTCTTTCTGGATGTCCCTGATCTTGATCTCCATTCCCGAAATGCTGGAACCGATAAAAGAGATCGAACGGGTTTTCGGATTCGATCGATCGGCGACCGAACGCGCCACGGAAATGATCCGCGTCTCCCGAGAACTCCAGAACGCGATGCGACAGGAACAAGAGCGGCAGATCGAGTCAATCGAGAACGAGATCGATACCGAACCGGAAATAGAACCAGAAACCGATCTAGAACCCTAGCCCATGATCACCGATCCCTCTCTCCCCCCCCAGAGCATCGATTGCGAGGAAACGATTCTCGGGGGGATTCTTCTCGATCCCAAGGCTTTTCCCCGAATCGTCGATACCCTCAAGCCCGAGGATTTTTACGTTCGATCGCATCAGGAGATCTATAAAGCGGCGATCTCTCTTCACGGGAAAAAAGAACCGACCGACCTGATGACGATGAGTACGTGGCTTCAAGATCGGCATCTTCTCGAAGAGGTGGGCGGGATACCCCGACTACTACAACTGGTCGATCGTACCGTGAGCGCCGCTAATATCGATCGCTACGCCGAACTGGTGATCGATAAATCCACCCGACGACAACTGATTAGCGCGGCGGGACAGATTATCGAACTGGCTCGGGATACCTCGATGGATCTCGATGAGGTTCTACAGTCCTCCACCGAACGACTCAATAAAGTTGTCGTCTCTCGTTCCCTCGATTCCGATGACAGCCGTTGGGAATTCCCCGATGTCTGGACGAACTATTACGACAATCTCGATAACCCCCGTTATCTCCTATCCACGGGACTCGCTAATCTCGATACCCTCACCGGGAAACTCGTTCTCGGGGATTACTCGATCGTCGCCGCCCGTCCCTCGATGGGTAAGTCGTGGTTCGCGAACTGGCTCGCTCTCTCGGTGGCGAAACAGGGATACCCCGTTCTCTATTTCACCTCCGAGATGGATAAACGGAGTGTCGGTAATCGTATGATCGCCACTCTCGCCAAAGTTCCCCTCGGTAAGATCGTTAATCCCTCTGAAAACCCTCAAACTCCCGAGGAACAGGAACGGATCATGCTCGCCTATCACGAGTACGAGAACCTACCCATCACCCTGATCGATAAACCGGGTTCATCCCTCTCCTATAACTACATCAAGTCCGAGTGCGATCGGACGATTCGCGAGTACAAGAACAATCCACCCCACCAACGTCTCGGGCTAGTCCTTCAGGACTACATCCAACTGATCGGCGATTCGGGTAGTTCCGGACGGGTAGGAGAACTCACCCAGATCTCCAAGAACTTCAAGGCGATCGCCCGCGATTACCGTACCCACGTCTGTGTTCTCTCCCAACTCAATCGCGGGGTCGAGTCCCGCAACGATAAACGTCCCCTCATGTCCGATCTCAGAGAGAGCGGCGGTCTTGAACAGGATGCCGACCTCATCCTTATGCCCTATAGGGATGAATACTATAACCCCGAATCCGCCGATCGCGACATCGTGGAGATGATCGTTCGCAAGAACCGCAACGGTCAGGTCGGTACGGCACGATGCGGACTCGCTATCTCCTACGGGGAATTCCGCTCTTTCGGAGATCATCGATCTTTCTAATTCATCCCTAACCCATGAACCAACCCGATCCCGATACCTTTTTCTCTTTCGGTGGTGGTGTTCAATCGACGGCGATCGCGATGATCCTCTGCAAAGAACCCCACCGCTTTACCGATCTCGGTTTGTTCCTACCCAAAACAATCGTGTTCGCCGATACCGGTTCCGAACCCCTCAAGCTCTATCCCCATATCGAAAGGGTATTCGATCTTCTAGAAGGCGCGGGGTACGAACCCGTCACCGTCCTCCAGATCGATAAAGAGGGGAAGCCCGTCATCCTACACGAGAGCGAGCGGGGTCTCGCTTCCGTTCCTTGGTTCACCGAGAACGCGGACGGGGAGCGGGGTATTCTCCGAAGACAGTGTACTTCCGAGTTCAAGATCACCCCGATCCAGAAAGAAATGCGGAAACGTCTCGGTTACAAGAAAGGTCAACGGATTCCCACTGGCAAAGCTAAACTCTGGCTCGGTATCTCGGCCGACGAACAACAACGCGCCCGGATCAATCCCGATAAATGGATCGAGAATATCTATCCCCTACTCGCTATCGGTTGGAATCGCGTCGATTGCGCCGTCTACGCCAAACACCATCTCGGGTACGACGTTCCTAAATCCGCCTGTTTCTTCTGCCCGTTCACCAACCCGAAAGAGTGGGAACGGAGAAAGGAACTCGAACCCGAAGAGTTTCAAAGAGCCGTCGAGGTGGAGAAGAACCTGAAAGATGTCCAAACGTTCGGAAAGAGAATCGGTAACTGCAATAACCCGATCTATATTCATCCCTCCTGTAAACCTCTCGACGACGCGGTACTCGATCAATTACCCCTACCCGTCGGTTATGGCTTCAGAGCCGAGTGTTCGGGTAGTTGCGGGGTTTAGTTTTGCCCTCGAAAGTATATCGTTAATCTACCTACCAAAAGATAAAGCTGATGGAAGAAACACAGGACAGAAAACTCGTTGTCGGAACCACTTGGCAACACTATAAGGGCAATACCTATCTTATCGTGGCTCTCGCCCTCAATGAAGCCGATAAGATACCGGTCGTGGTTTACCAGAGCGAGAAAGATCACCGCGAGGTATGGGTCAGATCCCGAGAGGATTTCCTCGCTACCCTCACATCGAAAGAGGGGGAATTTTACCGTTTTACCAAACTAACTCCCCGTTATTCCAGAAGATAGTCCATGAATCGCTCATGCCCCGTTGCCCACCTTTTTGTAGAAGAAGAATGTTCGTTCTTTACCCAAGGCGCTTATTGGTGCTACGGAACCGATGGCTTCGTGGTCGGGGCTAATTTCTGTGTTCCGATCGCCGTAGCCAATCGATATGAAAAAGGAAACGGTGATGCCTTGCATGAATGGCTTCACTGGTTAACCCCGCAAGAACCTTACACCCAAATCTAAATCACCATGCAACTCTCCGAGATCCCTATCGATACCTCGATCACCGAAACGAGCGATCGCTTTATCGCTACCTATTACCCCGAATCCAATCCGATGATGTCCGTGGTCGAGATCTACGACCAATACACCGACAAGAAAGAAACCCGATCTCGGGATTACGTTCGGGAGTTACGAGATCTCCTCAACCGTCTCCCCCTCGATTAGAGAGGAAGGAGAGGAAAGAGTTTTTTATTTATTCAAGGAGTTAATTCGATGCCAGATGTCAATCATTCTTTGTCTTCCAATACTCCCGACGATTTCCCTACCCCTCGACAGGAAAAGGAGATCGATCGCATCGAGCGGGAGTACCACGAGTCCCGAATGAAAGCGGCGGGCTTACTGGACGAGGAGGGAAACCCCACCGACAAATTCTACGAACAGGGTCAACTAGAGTACGAAATCGCCAGAGGTAAATAATCATGAGAATTCAAGATGGAGTAGATCGCATCGACAATCAGAAGTTCGAGAAAATCGAAAATAGCTTAAAACTAATCCTCGTAACACAATTCGAGGTACAGGCTCTAGAAGCTAAACTCGCCCAACTAAAAGGCGTGTTGCGGGATAGTATCGACTTTGTAGCCGATACCCTCGACGGGGATTATTTCGAGGATCAATTGACCTTCTGCATCACCCCGAACGGGAAAGATCACTACGGGGTCACGTTGTGCGGGGGTAAGCTATCCGACTTTTATCCTATCGTCCGTCCCGAAGTACCTAAACCCGAGTTCGAGTATAAGCCCTACGATCTACCCGAAGAGACGGAAACGGAAAGCTCGATCTCTTCTGTCGATGGCTTTTATTCACTCGGTAAGTAGATCGTGAATCTATCTATAGATTTCTCGACGGATAGCTACGCTACATAGATAATGAGGTAAGGCATAAAGCGTCAAGCCACGGGAGAGAAATGGAAAGTGTATCGTCAACCCTATACCTTCTATCCTCTCCCGATTTTTCTATCCATCCATCCACGCACCTGTCTATCTACACGACCATGCAGACCACCACCGACACCCTACCGAAATACGAACGGGTAGCCTTAACCCGAGAAGAGATCGAACGCTTTCAACTCGTCCTCGCTTCCCTCTCTACCAATCTATCCCCCGGTCGGTTCTATGAAATTCTCGAACTGAACCCTAATTACTATCACTCCCACGCCATGTACGATCGCTTTCTCGCTATCGGTCACGGGCTACAGGTCATCGATACCGATACTCTCGTCCGTCTCGCCAACGCCTATAGTTCTCGGGAGGTGTAGGGTGAGTAAATGGAATCCGCCCCGATATAGCAAATACGCGTTTCCCGACAATCCCTCGACTATCCGATCGGACGCGAAAGGACTAACTAAACTCGAATGGATGGTCGGTCAGGTATTGCCCGCGATGGTGCAGAGCGGCTATAGCGGCTACGACAACGCCGTAGAGTCGGCGGTAGAGATCTCCATCCGCGCTCTCGAAGAGATCGAGAAACGTCAGTCTTAATTCCACCGCTATCATCCGCTCTCTGAATCCCTTCATCCATCCCTACAGCACGAGGATAATTATGCCGAAAGCAACTCTCAAAAATACCAACATCGGTAAAATGATCGACGTTTGCGACAAAGTAATCGCCGAGAAAGAACGACAAGAAGAACGGGCGGAAAGAACGAAAGTCGTCCCGATCGTACCCGAGAGTGGCGAGAAATTACCCGATACGATCGTTATCTCCTCGATCGCCCCTGTCTCTCAAGCTCCGACCCATCAAACCCGTCGTCATTCGATCACTCTCGATCTCGATGACATCTCGATTATCAAGAAAGCGATCGGGGTTAAGGCGGAAGTCTTTCTCAAGATGATGATCGAGTTTGGAAAAGACGAGATCATTTCCGGACAGAAGCAAGAAATCGAGATATTCGCTTTTGCCAAACGTTACGACCTAGATCCCGGTGATGTTCATAAAGTATTTAATACCATTAAAGATCTCTACGTGGTCGGACAACAACTCAAAATCCCTTTCGTTTATTCCCCGCAATCCGAAGACTAATGGCACGACTCAAAAAGCTTACCTATTACTCTATCCAAGTTTCGGGGCAGAATACGCCCTATCACTTTTACCGCTACAGGACAATCTCCTCTACCCGTCGGCTGATCGATAAGTTGGTTCGGAAAGATCCGACTATCAGTATCGACATTACCCGTCACTCTCATTGGTTTAGATACAACGAGAGCGGTGTTCCTAAACTCATTAGGACTATGGAGACAAAGTTCTTGAAAGTCAGAGTAAAAAAGGGTAAACCTAAAATCATTCCGTGGACTAGAAAGTTCAGATGAATTTTCTAGTCTCCTAATTTAACTTTCTTCTCATTCCTCTCTTTCCTTTCTTTATCACCTACCTACCCACCATGAACGAGAAAGTAGAGTTGCCGATCGAACAGGAATTCAAAATACATTCTTTAAAAGAGTGGATTAAATCCGCTCCCGAAGAAGAGGTAAAGCGAAGACTCGTGGATATATACATCCATTCCATGCACAAGGAAAATCTCTACAAAGCCGAACTCAAAAAAGTGTGGGGACTCGATAACCTCCCGCCACACTCTTTCTAGTAATTCGCACCGATTAGCCACGAATGACCATGAAAACATTAACCGAAATAGAACGCCTCAATAAATCCGTGGAGGGGGACAAGGACATTCAACTTAAAAATCTCTGCAAAGAAGTGGATATGTTACGAGCCGTTCTTCAGAACAAAGAAGCCGAGAACGATTTTCTCCGTAAACAACTCGATACCAAGAGCGCCGAGTTTGATAAATCGGCAAAGGCTTTAATTCAATCCGAGAATAAATCCCTCACCTCCCAGATCAAGAAACTTCAGGATCGGGTGGATAAATTATTAGAGGTTAACCGAAAGCTTCGTGACGAGGGTATCGAGTACCGCAAACGGATCTCCGATCTCGTCGCGGAAAGACAATCGAACGTGGAATCGATTCCCGAGAAAACCCGAGAGTATATCACCTACCTAAAACAGACGAACGAAAAGCTCGATCGGGAGGTGGATAAACAGAAAGCGTTTCTCAAAAAAGCCGTTCAACGTCTCTCGTTCTTTCAGCAATCCGAGGTATTCGATGAAAATATTATCGAGTAACGAGCGGTTAGTGTTGCAACACTATAAAGAGAAAGCCGGGGATTTTCGTTTCGGATTCGCTCTCTTCCGAATGTCGATTCATCTTTGGGTTAAACTTCATTTCGACAACCCGAATCACCGACGTATAGTGGAGGCGAGACATCGGGTTCTATTTCACTGGTTAAACGGTTTATTTTAGGTGAGAAGTAAACATGAGTAAATCCAAAATTCAATGGACGGATGTAACCGATAATCCTATCCGTCTCGAAACTGGAGGACATTGGTGCAAGAAAATTTCGCCGGGATGCGCAAAATGTTACGCAGAAACCGCCAACCAATCCGATTATTTCTGGTGGAGTTCCAAGCTCCCCTACACGGGGAAGGCTCCCGACAATCTATTTCTTGACGAGGAACTATTACGGTCTTGGAGTCGGATGAAAAAACCGAAGAAACACTTTGTCTGTTCGATGACAGATTGGTGTGGTGATTGGGTTCCGATGGAATGGCAGTTGAAAATGCTTCAGTCCATGTCAAACGCGCCAAGTCAAACTTTTCAGCTTCTAACCAAACGATCCGAGCGTTTTAACGCGACCATCAAGCATTTATCCGATCTAAAGCTCGATTGGGCTAGTCATCTTTCTAATGTTTGGTTTGGTGTATCCGTAGAGGATCAAAAACGAGCCGATGAGAGAATAGAAGTTCTCGCGTATACTCCCGCCGCTATCCGTTTTCTCTCCATCGAACCCTTGTTAGGAGAGATCGATTTAACTTCCGTGGAAGGTATCGATAGAATCCATTGGGTTATTGTCGGGGGTGAGAGTGGGAAAGGCGCGAGGGAGTGCTATTTAGAATGGATACACAGAATCGTTCTAGATTGCCAACAATTAAAAATCCCCGTGTTTGTCAAACAACTCGGTTCTAACCCGATGTATATGTCTCATTATCAGATGGTTAGATTTTCCGAACCGGCAGAGTTAAAAGTCAAACGCAAAGGCGGGGATTGGGACGATCCCGCTTTCCCCGAACATCTCAAGATACGGGAGTTTCCAATATGAAAGCTTCCATAAACTTTATCCCGAATAACATAATCGTGGGAGTATTCTGGAAACGGGAGAAGTTAAAAGGAAACCACTCGGATCTCATCTACACGATACAGGGATTGTATATCTACCCATTTCCCTGTATTCTCGTTTCCGTCTCTTGGGTAGTCGATGTAACCGTTGAATAAAAAGTAATCGATCGCGAGGAGCTTCCAATGGAAATTAGAAAGAAGGGCAGTGAAATCGAGATCTCTATCCCGTGGAGAACCGATCATGGAACAGATAAAACCGTTTATGTTTTCGTGTATCCTAACGGCAAGATTAACGCGAGCGCGCCGGGGAAATGAACACCGAAGGATTAGAGGCTTTTAAAGACGCTCTGACCCTAGCCGAGATTTTGAGTAAATACGGTTACGGTTTCGATTAAATTACCAAAGTTTACTAACCGCTTCCATCTTTTTCTTTTCTCCCCGACGTGAATAGCGAGCGGAGGTTTGGACATTGCTGTGTCCCATCAATTGAGCGATCGTTTCTATATCCACGTTCGCGTCGAATAGATCGGTAGCGAATGTCCTTCTCATATCGTGAGGTGAAAAATGATCTAATCCCGCTTCTTTACCCCTTGTCTTCAGGATGTGCAATATCGCTCCATCCGTCAGGGGTTTATCCAACAAACGACCACTCTTTGTAATAGGAACGAACAAATGTATATTCCCTACTGGTTTTTGATTACTGGCTCGATCACCTTGCTTTTGGTTGGAGCTATTTTCGGGGCTGTCCTCATAATCTTTTACCTTTTCAGAAAGTAACAACCACTTTTCCACCAACTCGATCCCCCTCGGGGTGAGATAACAGGTTCGGTTCTTATTCCCCTTTCCCTTGACCACCCGTATCTCCCCCGTCTCCAGATCGATGTCCTCGATCTGGAGTTTGACGATCTCCGATCTCCTCAACCCCGATCGGGCTACCCCGATCAGCGCCGCGTCTCTCGCCCCCCGTACCGAACATGGATCTTTCAAACACACCTCTAGGAGATCGTCGATCTCGCTCCTGTTTAAAGCCCTACCTTTTAGAGGGGTATTCCCCCGTACCGGCTTTAGGTCTATCGCGCGGGCGTAATCGGTTTGGTCGATCAACCCCATCCGCCAGCACTCCAACAAGACCCGTTTGAGCGCGACCAGTATTTTATTGACCGTCGCCGCCTCGTATTTCTCGGCCAATCTACCCCGCAACGCCACCGTATGCTGATACCGCAACCTGTGCCACTCGAAAGCTTTTACCAACTCGATAGGCTCTGTAATCTCTACCCCGCGATTTCCTTTATCTCCACTTACTCCACTACCGATTACCACCTCCACCTCTTGAAGATCTATCTTCTCTTCATTCCTTCCTTCCTCTCTCTTGCCGTTCTGTCCGTCCTCGCCCACTACGCCTGTCAGCTTCGGGCGTTGATTCTCGCCTCTCCCTACCGTCCGTCGTCTCCTATCGACGCGGGGGATCGGGAATTCCCCGAACAGCGACAGATGGGCGAGGGTATGCAACGCCCCGAGCATCGTCGGTCTACTGCCTTTCGATAACGACGAGAGGTAAGTCAGGGCGGGAGAGGGGATAGACTCTCCCCCCAACACGAGATCGGTAGATACGGGGCGAGTTATCGCGAGATCGTCGGGTATCATCGGAAATAAAATCGATTACTACACGGAGTATTCCTATGTCAGAACCATCCATCTATCAACAACTGGTAGCGGCGGGAGTCGAGATCGATCATCACGAGTCCGATCTGTACTGCCCGGTTAACGAGGTGACTAAAGCCATCGTTGAAGAGGGGCAGTATAGAAGCGGGGATTACGGGGACTATCTTCTTAAACGCGCGGTATCTACTTTTAACTCCCAGATCGACGGTACACTCTGGTACGACATCCCTTTCGCCTACGATCCTTTCTGGGAAAAGAAGGAAGGAAAGAAGGAAAGAGTTTGATTTTCTCTTTTAGGGGTGAGTATCGGGTCTGTAGGGCTTGCCGATAGATTATCGTCGGGTATCATGGATCTAGTTATTTGAATCGATGCCCCAAATTATTCCTATGGATTACCCTAGATGTAAAACCTGCCATTGGCTCGATAGTTTCAAGGTTCTCGATGAGGAATCTTATTACTATTGCGGGCTTCAAGGGGATCGAAAAGCGCTCGGAACGATCGATTCGGATCTTTTGCCGTTCGGGATAGAAGGCTACGACCTTCACGAATTACGGGTAGATCTCGATTTCGGATGTGTCTGCCATTCGGAGATAACCCCGATCGAAGAACTGACCCTCTCCGAGGCGGAACTGCAAAAAGAACTAGAAAGGATAGAGCGGAACAGGATAGAGTCCGAACTAGATCCTATCCCCCTGACATTAGGGGCGGATCTATTCCGTCCGGATTCCAAGTATATCCAGCGAGTACGAACGGGGCGAGCTTTGGAGATCGAGGAAGATCCCCGCGAGGATTCCGTTTAGTTTAACCTCGGGTATTATAGATCTCGGAAAGGCGAGTGATTCAGTAGTTCGAGATCTAGTATTCCTTCAGGACAAAACCATGCACTACATCTACGGCAAATACGACCCCGAACAACTCCGAGCCGATGACGAACTCGTTCAACGGATGAGACAAGAGAACGAAGAACTCGATAAAACTTACCATCGTAGAGAGCGTTACCGTCTTCAAGAGGAAATGGCGGAAAAAGAAAGACAGAGAAAGCTATCCGAACCCGAGTCCACGTTTGTCGTAGACGAAGAGTTCTAGGATAGCTACGCTAAGAAGGTATTGAGTTAGCCCGATCTACTCGGAAGCGTTTTTTCAGGGTAGGTCGGCTATTGTTTTGGAATCATGAACTGGATAGAGTTTTGACATGGAGACTATCGAACTAACACCGAAAAGATTTAACGAGGTGGTCGGTGAATACGATCTCGAACCCGAGACCGTTAAAGTCGAAATCACTCTCGGGGTAGCCGATCACGTCAGAAACGAGATACCCGATCGGGAAGACTCCGCCCCGATCCCCTGCATCGTTTACGAGATCACGGATAAAAACACCCTGCTCGGTACTGGCTCTCATCCCGGTTATATTTACGCCCTGACGTGGGACGAGGTACAGGAGTTGTGGGGTGAAAATTATAATGGTGACTGGATTTACCTCAACGTCTTCGGGGCTAACAGGGGAACCCATCTCGATATGGAACACGATAACGATCCTATCTGTGAAGACTGTATCGCGGCAGGTTCCGCCGAATCTTTCGAGTACGATAAAAACCCCGAAAGCGATAAAGCCTGTTGGTCTTGCTGTCAGATGATCGATGAAGGACTCGAACAGAAAGACGAAGAACGGCAATACCGAAACCTCAAGGCGGGAGAGTATCGTTAATTGATAGGATAGCTACGCTCAAGAGATAATGAATAATTAGCGTTCAAGGAGAACTATGTTAACCAAAACCGTAACCTATTACCTAGAGCTTGATGGAGTCACCTACGGGCTAAAAATAGGCCCGAGCGGTGAACCTTTTACGGGATGGAAATACGATGATGAAACCGTAGAAACATCTCTTGAAGAAAGTTGGAAACCGGTAAGAGATCCAGCTTTACAAATCAAGCTCTATGAAGCTCTCGTGAAAGAGTTGATAAAATAATCGCTCTAGAATCACGCGCTGAATTAAACACCCGATCCTAATCGATCGGGTTTTATTACAGGAGTTATATGATCTTCGACAAAGACAAAATATCCGAACAACTGGAAGCGAACAAAGATCTACTCCTCGAAAAGTTTCCAGCTTTCTCTCATTACGTGGAAAAGAAAAGCCATCAGTACCTATTCTGTCCCTACAGTATCGAATCGTTCAACGCCGAGATTCAATTGTTATGGGAGGTTGGAAACAAGCCGAAGGGAATGGCTATCTATAACTACTCTCTCAAGTACGATAGAGAGCGGGGGGGATATTGGGAGCTTCTTAAAGAAGCCCTGCTCTCTCAGTTGGAGATGGAATCGAAGGCCGAGATTAATCCCGATGTTGTCTATCCCGATACGGGAATTCCCCTACGCAAAGGGTTCGCCGATGACCTCACGGGAATGTTGAAAGGGATTATCGATCTCTAAATACACGGACACTTTATCTCCCCGATCCCTTCTCTCCGTCGGGGATGTCCACTAGAATAGATCTAGCGCGAATAAAACCCTATCAGGGATTGAAACGAATAAGTCTGCGCTTAATGCCGTAAGCTATTTGTTTACCGCGCTCTCTAAATCCCTATTAGGGATACCCCGAATACGAGTAGGGGAAAGTTTTAAATCATGGTCTTTAATATCGATAATGAACGTCCCGACATTCAGCGCGCCTATCACGCCAGCGAGGACGAAAAACGTGAAGCCTATTACGAATCTCTCCGAATCGACATCCCGATCGCCCGTTGTGCCAAAAGCGAAGAGGGCGCAGTAAGGTTATCCGATGCTGTTCGAGAATTAGTAGAAAACGGAGGTGGCAGAAGATTATTCTTCAAAGAGAATCTTTATCTCGATGTCGACTGGGATGAATTACCAGAACTGATCACGACACGATTGATAACCCCCGAGGGATGGGATTATCCGCTTACCGATTCGGATAATCTAAATATCGACTGGCACGAGCCGGGTAGTCACCAGATCGAGATTTCGGTAGAGCTATTCGATCCTACCGATGATTAACCCCCGACGATCTCTCTGCTCGGTTTCCCGAAATAATAGCCCTGCCCCATCTCGATACCGAACGATCGGACTAATTCCAGATCCCGATCGCTCTCGATTCCCTCTGTCAGAATCGTCTTCACCCCGCTCTCTCTCAATCGCTTTACTTCCCGTTTCAATCTCTCGGGGTTAATCAGTAAGGTTCTATCGAGTTTAACGACATCGATTCCGACCCGTCTTAAATCCAATCCTTTCCGAGTTCGATCGCTCTCGGGACTCCCCCAATCATCGAGGGCGATTCTCACCCCCCGAGAACGGAACGAGTTGATAACGGCGATCTCGGATTCTCCTAGTCGATCGCCCTCGTGAATCTCGAAACAGATCGCAGTTCGGGGGAAGTTAAAACAGAACGCCGCGACCAGTTCGTGAACCGTGGGACAGGCTAATCCTATCGTGGTGACGTTGAACCAGAGAGAGGGAATCTCTTTCTTTTCTCTCTTTTCTTCCCCTACTCCAACGCCTGCGAGATCTCTCGTCACCCTCTCGAATAGGGTTCTCTTCGCCCGAATCCCTAACCCCGTATCCCAAACCTTTTTGTAGAAACCCTCGGGATCGATAACGGGATCGTCTAGCGATACCCCCGAATCCCCTTTCCGATAGCCCCGTTCGGGAAAACGACTCAATACCTCGTACCCTACTGTCTCGGTCTTTCCGTCACGATTAAGCCAAACGATCGGTTGATAAACGGGGACGAGCCGATCGAGCGCGTACCGGAGTCCGTCCATCTTGCCCGCAAGCGGGTGGGGCGAGATCTTAAATAAGTGTTTAGAAGCTATCGATCGAGAGGTAGGCATGGCAAACTGAGGAAAGCCCCGGCACAACGGGGAATATCTTTCCTCGGTTCGCGTAACGAACGGGAATAAAAGAGGGCGATGTGAAGATCCCCTCTTAGTATTTTGTAACACGAGCCTGAAAGATCCGTCGAAAGATAGACGAATCCCTATTCCTGAAAATCATCGAAACCCGCGAATCCTTCGGTCGTCGGTAAGAGTTTACGGGAGGGCGAGCGTAACGGGAAATCGGTCGGGGAGGTTCCCATCTCGCTCTCCTTCATCATAACCGCGCGGACGTGCTTGCAGATATTAAATCCCCTGACCGTGATGCCGTCCCTACCCTCGACGGCTCTACTCGGTATTTCCTGACCCCCCGACCAATTCGAGGGCAACGACGACGAGAACCCCCGCGTGAAGATCTTGCCCGGTCGTTGACGGGTCGCGTCGGGACAGTTGCAGGTATAGACGATCTTGGGCATAGAGGGGAAAAAAGAAAGAACGAGATCTACTTTTCCGAGAATCCCGCGAATAGGGACGAGGTTAGGAAACCTATAGGTGTCCGGAATTCAACTCCATTCAGTTCATCTATATGAAAAACATCAAAGGCATTGTTCTAACCGCCCTCGTTCTCGTTTCCGTCGCTGGTTCCGCTATCGCTCAAACCAACCCCGTCAAAGAATCGGTTAACCCCGAGATCTGCCGACTAACTACTCAGGGTTGGCGTTGCTGGTAATTGGGTTCGGTTGATGTCGATCGCTCTCTGAAAAGGGGGCGATTTTTGATTATTGAAAAGCTCCTTCTAAAGCAATATTATCAATAAATATTTCTACCAATCCGATAGGTGAATATGTAAATACGGAGAACCCTAATGTTTGAACAGGTATATTTTGTATCGAGAACCAAGAACCTAATAACGATCGCCATCCGATTGTGGGTGAAGAGGTTACGGGTAATTCGGCAATTATCAGGTTATTTAAATAAAACCTAATAAACACTACTAGAGGATAAGAATTCCCAAGAGCGGCAGAACAAGAAACCCTTATCCATCTACAGTTATTAGGGATAGAGACAGATTGAGTTAACATCATCGGATTGGTTTGTGGGCTACCAACCTGAGATCCGAACGCTTGCGCTCCGTTGGGATAGGGCGTGGGTATACCAAAATCGTTATTCCCGTTAAGGATAACTGTATTGTTGTAAATTCGATTCCATCCTGTAACAGCATTAACGTATTGAAAGCTATTAGTCGATATGACATCACTCTCAAAACTCCCATTTGCGATCGGGATATTTGCGTTGATAAAATTGCCGACAATTGTATTAACCGAACCAGTTCTCCTACTCCTTAACTCCATTCCTCTCATCGCTAACATTAGTAATCCTCCCCGATAACGATGACATTAATCTGAGTTCCAGAAGTAGCGGCACTCACTAAATTAGCCCGTAACTGAAATCCTCTTCTCAACTGCAAGATCCGATTACCCTGAGCGTCAAACGGTAATCCCGGTATTCCAGAAAGAACATCTACGGGTAGCACGGAAGTGGAGTTTCCACTACTCGCGGGGATAGTCATTCTTCTCAGGACAAAGTTGCTCGTTCCATCCGAGATATAGAATTGAATATCCTCTGGTGCTGTATCGGTTGAAGTGACGATAATCGCTTTAATATTCGAGTCATCGACCCCCGCGGTGTAACAGGTTTTGATGTTAGTTCCGTCACTGTTAGCGAAGGTTTGCGGGACTTGTGGGTTGATGTTTTGAGCGGCTGGTGAGACGTATATTTTAGGCATGGTTTTAATTAGCTAAATGGGTGTAAAGTTATTCGTGTACTTAGCGTATCCTCTATAAACCCGAAGATCATCCATCTGTCCTCGCCATCTCCAGTTGGGTGTATTAGCGTCGGGGGTTCCTCCTATCTGTACTGTCGTCGTATTGTTATTGTAAGGTGTATTATTTGCTAGACTACCCGCAAAACTACCGTTTCTATAAATATTAATAACCCCGCTGTATTTAACGATAGCTATATGTGACCATTCATTTAAAGGTATCGAGGAGTTAACAATGGTAAAGTAATTACCGTTAATTACCCATACAAGTTGTGATGCGTTCATTAAAAACATCCAACTATATCCGGAGATAAATTGGTGTTTCGATATAACTACATTCCAATCCTGACTCCACGCTGCAGGTCTCAACCAAACCTCAATTGTAAAGTCCCGATCGGTAAAACTAAAATCGTCACCGGCTAGGGAATTTATATTAATAAAGTTATTACCATCGGTAAATTGTCCGCTACTCGTTCCGTTTCTAAAATTGGTAGTATTTCTTGTAACACCATTGTTACTAGAAGCACTGGTTTTTGGAAATGGGGATGTATCGAGAGCGGGGTTAGCTGTCTCAAATAATAACTCGTAACTCGCTGGTGGATGAACTATTGTACTGTACAACTCCCTTAATCCGATCGTCATCTTAAATCCCTCCCGCTAATAACATGGCTTGAATATCGGCTAGTAAATTAATCTGTTGCGTTTCGCCTATCCCGCTAACAATACTCCACCTATTCGTATGGAAAACCAACTCAACTCCCTGTCCCCCTCGATCTAATACCAGATTCGTATTCCCGACGATATTGTGTCCCGTATTAGCGGTAATCGTGAGAGGATTAACCCCAAATCCCGTGAGTAGAGAGGAGTTGTTAAAATCGGCTACCTCGATGACATCCCCGTTATTTGGAGAGGCGGGAAGAGTGAGAGTGAATGAACCGCTAGAGGTGTTACAGAGATAGCGGGTATTAGATACAGCCGTGGTGTTTGTGGTGATGACGGATGTGGTGAGGGAAGATCCACCCCCGGCACTTACATTCACCGTAACAGCACCACCGCTATTCGTGGCGGTTACTCCAGCACCCGTGAAGTTGAAAGATGTGGCGTTAGATGTGAGCGTTGTACCCTCGTCCTGTACGGTGATAGCGGAACCTCCACTAGATACCGTACTCCACGTACCATCTCCTCTTAGATAAGTTGTATTATTCGCTGTTCCTGTAGCGGAGAGTTTCGGAATCGTTACCGCTCCATCGGCTATTTTACTCGTGCCGATCGCCCCGTCCTGTATTTTGTCCGAAGTTACGGCGTTACTGGCTATTTTGGTTGCCGTCACCGACGCGTTGGGAATTGCCGTCAGATAATTCGCGTCGTTGGTAAAAGCCGATACGTTACTCGGGAAGTTCTCCCACGTCGCCTGTCCGTTAGTGCTGGAGGACTTGCGGAGGTATTGCCCCGTCGTTCCCCCCGATGGCAACCCGAAGATCCCGTTGAGTATCCAATCCCTGATCCGAGTCAGGGTGAGTTTATAGGTAGCGGTATTCTCTACCTCCGATTCCACGAGTTCGTTCCCCGAGATGGAACCGGGTAGGGCATCGTAATCGGCTATTGTTTTATAAACGGGATCGGTCATGGCTTACTCGTATGATGGAGAGACTATTCGCGAATGAAGGAAGGAAAGAGTTTTATTTAATTTTCTTTTTCAAAGTATTTACACTCCCACTTTGAGTTTCTTGTTATGTCAATCATGAAAGTGTTATACATAAAGCTTTCCGCTTTACGATTAGCTTCATGAATTTCAACTCCAGCATTGTGTAACAACATTGAAATGTTGCAATACCACGTCCAAGCCCACTCGGGGTCTGCCTTTAATCTCTCTCTAAAAAGACGAAAAGCACTAATGCCGCTAACTCCGAATCCAAAGATCGTACAAGCCCACCCGAGAACAAAACCTAACCAGATGTAACTTAATATGTTGATTAAATTATTCATAGCTCTTTCCTTCCTATCTTTCCTTCTTTTTAATTGCCGATCCAGAAGTAAGAACCGGTGATCGTCTTACCCATGTCGGACGAGTTAAATGTCATCGTCCCGTTTCCGTTGAGGGTGATCTCGTTCGGGGCTGGAGCTATACCGTCCGTTCTGAGTCTCGTTATCGGGGAACCCGCTATCAAGAACTCGTGTAGGTCGGGGCTATCGATCTCGACGCGGATAAAATCTATATCGAGACTAGCGGGAAGAGTGAGGGTATAAGGGGATGAAGACGGTATCGTTCCCGTGTAGAAAGCCTTGTTGAGGTTCTTGGTGTAATACTGCCAAGAGATAACGATATTCTCGAAATTGGATTTGAGTAGTCCGTAGTTAAAAGGTTGGGTGAGATATTCTCCCGTCACGTAACTGTTATTGGGGAAATCCTCCCGATTCGAGAACGCTACGGTTATCCCCTCGATAAGAGGTTCTAGAACCGCGTGAGTGGTCTTCGCCCCCGATCCCCCCGCGACCCAATTAGAGCCGTTCCAACCGTAACCCGTCCACGCTTTGGTTAGAGCCACGCCATCGACGACCTGAAAGAAACTCGATACCCGTTCCGATGTATCGGTGAGTAGAAAGATGCCCGTATCCCAATGGAGTAGGGTGGTCGATCGGTTGATCCGGGTCTGATCCGAGGGCGAGTGCAGGAGTGTCCCGTTTCTAGTGAAGATTCCCCGAGAGGTGACGACCCCGTTTTTCCAGAAACCCACCGCGAGAGTGTTAGAGGGGGGAGTTAGTTGAGGACTATCCCCGACCCCGAAGGTATAGGACGGGATAGTAACGGTAGTAGAGCCGTGGGTCAGGTATTGCAACCTTCGATCGCCCCCTCCGATCGCCACCCAGAAGTCGGCATCCTCGGGACAGTTAGCGAGAGACGCGGGGTTGGTCAGGTGAACGCTAACGAGATCCGATAGCGTTACCGTCGGGTTATCGGTCGATCGCCACGCGACCCGTCGGGTGTTCTCGTTACCCGTTACCCCATCGGAGTAGACGATCGCGAGCCTATCGCCCGCGCTATAACGATCGCCCTTGAAAAAACGAACCCGAAACCAGTTGCCCCCCGCGGTCACGGGGGAGAACGAAAAGGGTAAAGCGTCGTTAAAATTCGAGGCACTAGAGGTCAACCGTCCATCGAGGATAGCGTAGACCGTACTTCCCGTTCCCGCCACGTCGAGTCCGAAACAGGGAAGATCGATCGGGTTCGTGACCTGATTGACCACCGCTCCGGGGTTGGAGTCATCGAAGGTGATGCGCCAGATCCCCGTCTGCCGACAACCGACCCATATCCGGTTATTGACTCTATCGATGCAGACCTGCCCGATCGCCGTAGCCCCGAGCGCGGGGGTAGAAGAATTATTCCAAGTTCGATAGGTTCCATCCCATAGGTTCAGGAGCGTTACCCCCGTGGAATCGTACTGTACGACCCGAACCTCGTCCCACTTATGGAGATCCGCGTCGGTACTTCTCCAACCGTGAATATCGGGACGGCTCCGATTCAGGTGCTGTCTCCACGGGATAGCGATCGGGCGGGAGTTGTAGGAGTTACCGAAAAACCCCGTGTGTCTCTTGGCGTGAACCCGATAGGTCGCCGTTCCCACCGCGCCCCCCGTCACGATCTCGATTCTCAAGATAACGGGCAGTAACCGATTCCACGTCCCGCCCCACGAGAGTTGACCCCGCTCCGATCGATTGGGGCTGGTATCCTCGAAGAAGGGACTCGTTCCGCTCGCGGTATGCCAACAACTAACCTGTCTCGGTTCGGGGGGACGGTTGTTATCGGTCGCCGTGTACCTCGTCCCCTTTCCATTACCCGTACTATCGACCCCGTGATAATAAACCCGCAACCTATCCTCGAAACTCAACCCGAAATAGAGCGAGTTGATAATCATCCCGAGACTATAAATATTGCGGTACTGGTAATTAACCGTCTTTTTATTCTTAAAGTGATCCGATACCACCACCTCGGTTCTACTGGCGCTCGCCACGTTACCCGGAAAAGGATCGGTCTCGGACGCAAAAGAAACTCCGTTCGATAGCCGTTCCGATGGCATGACCAGATCGTGATCGATGCTTGTTCCTCTTACTCCCGATACCCCGAGGTGTTTGAAAGAGTCGAAAGTCCCCGAGCCGTATCGGTAGAAGATCTGTTTCGCCATCTCCCGCAATACCCAAGGCTTAACCCCGAATCCCGAGAGAGGAAACTTGATCTGGTAGAAGACCCGAAGGATCTCGGTCGCCTTTTGGGTGAGCGGTACATCGAGACGGGTATAGGCGAGGGCGGTAACGGTGCTATCGGTCGAGATAATACTCCCCGAGTTGGTAAGCAGTACCGTTCGGAAGGTTCTATCGCTCCCCGCGAACTCGATCGTCGAGGCTATTTCTCCGAAGATCGGATCTTCGGTATCGATGAACGTCGGGGCGCTATTATTCGGCACTCCCGAGGGACGGAACCCGATGGCGATCGTGTTAGGTATATCCGAAACACCGAACGCGGGAAGAGATGAATAGGTCGAGATACCGACGTTGGTATCGGTCGTGAAAAGAAAAGGTAGATCGTTGAGAAGTTGCAGTAACGCGGCGTTGGTGATGAGATTCGATTTCGTTATCTCTCTCGTTCTACCCGTCTCTCTATCGATAAAGATTAAACGGATCTCTCCCTCTAATCGGGGGAACGGGATTTGAATATCCTTCATAGATCCGAAAGTGATAAGGAAAGGACATTGACTATTGACTATCTACTATTTTATCACTTCCGATCTACCCGATCACGTTCGGTAAAAGATCGATGTACTCGTATTTCTGCCCCGAGAAAACCATCACCCCGAAATTCTGGTAGCGGGGATTATCTCCAGAGGCGTTCCCGAAAACCACCGTACCGAGGGTGACGCGGATACTCCTCTCGGTCGTCGCGGTGAACGTTCCCCGAATACTACCGTCTACCCCGACCCGAACACTACCGTCTACCGCCTTTCTCGCCGACGCGAAGATCGCCGCGGGTTGAATCCCTACCCGGATACTGCCGTCCACCCCTTCGCGTCTCGCCCTGACGAACGATCGAACTAGGGTATCGGAGAAGGTCAATCGACGTTGGGAGACATCGAGGGAGGTTATCGAGCCGGTATGGGGACTTAGGGAAAGGGAATCGATGGTATCTTCTAGATCGATTCTCCGATTGGATAGATCTAGGGTTTGTGATGACGAGGTATTGCTGTAACTATCGAGAGGAGAGAAAGGTTCCTCGATAAACCCGTAAGAGAGAGAATCGGATGGAGCTTCGATAACGACATCGGGGCTGTAATGACGGTAGGGTTCACTCCCCCCGTACTCCCATTCGGTGAGGGGACGGTAACGGGTTCCTCCCGAAAGCGATACTACCCGACGGTTCGGAAAAACGTGGGTAACATCGGGGAGATAGGTTCCCGTCGTGTTGATCGTCCAGTAAGTACGGGTTATCTTCTCCCGATCCCGTATCGGTAACTGCCAGTAAACCCATTGACGATCGCTTGCGTTAGGGGTTCTCCACCAATAGGTATTAGCGATCGAGGGATCGAGTTGTCGGGGAAAGAACGTGAGTTTCCCGATCCAGTAATCGGGGTTATCGCCGTAGCCCCCGACGATACCCGTCCCGGTGAAGAAAGACGTGGGAATGGTATAGATGAGAAGTTCATCGAATAACAGTTCATCTCCCACGGGTGTCGCCTTGACGATGATGGGTTTACTTCTCTCGATCGCCCCACCCCCGGAAGCGGAGGAAGGCAATACCAATTTCGGTAGAGCGGTATTGTCGGAGAAGAAAATCTGACGGAATCCCGAGATCTGTTTCCACTCGAACTCGTCCTCATCGGGTATCCAGTTCGAGGATAGGTCGATCGCTCTCTCTTCTCCCTCGGGCAATTCGGGATAGATAGCCTCGCCCCGCTCGGTGTTCTCGTCCCCGATTAGTTGATAGATCGCACCTCCGAAGATCGTTAGGGTTCTCAAAAACTTGATATTGACGTTCCGAACGGTACGAACCACCTTCCAGAAGTTATCGGGGGAGTTGTTCGTCACGAAGAAATATTCCGTCTCCCCTACCAATCGAATCTCATCGTAGGGCTTCTCGTCGATACGGGCGATGAAGGTGTTATAGATAGCCCGCTCGTACCGCGCCTGTTGGCTATCCCGGTTATATTGCTGGTTCGGGGTATCGGGATCTTGCCGACGGAACAATAGGGGAGATGGATTCTCCACCACCCGCTCGGGCATACCCCCGAGTGCTTTCTGCTCGCTATACGGACTCGGCTCTACCTTGAAAGAGGTTTTATTCCCTTGCCCCGTCTGCCATACCGATTTAATCTTGCCCCGGTTCTTGCCCGTGTTCCCGTTAAAACTACTGCCCATAAAAGAAAGAAAAGAGAGAAGAGGAGAGAGTTGATTTATCTTTTTCTCTTTATCCCCGAGTATTTTTCCTTCCCCCTAGACCGTAGGAAAACTAAAGGATTTGAAATTCATTCATTCCTTCCTCTCCTATGGTCGCCTTATCCCCCCTCGACAAAGAACGCGCCCGGTTCCATCTCGGACTATCCTCGACCGCCAATATAGACTCGGGAGACATCGCCCGTTTCGAGGACGGGGTCAAACAGATCCCCTCGGACTATATCAAAACCAAGATCAAAGAACTTCTCGATCGCCTCGACAAGACTTACGAGAATCTCGACCTCATCACCAACGACGGTCGAAGTGTCTCGGAAATCTACGCGGGGGATATTAACCGAACGGTCATCCGTAAAGAAGAACGCGAGCAACAACAGATCTGGTGGGCGGAGTACATGAAACTCACCGACAGGTTAGCCCAAACCCTCGCCTGTGCCAACTATAATCACGAGGGGATGGATCGCTATAAGCATAGTGCCTTCCCCACGGGTGTGACCGTCTCTACCATGCCCGGAGCGGCGGATACCTCGATAGCCTCCCGAGTGGTAGCCAAGAGAATATTCCCCGCTCTCAGTTGTGATTTCGGGTATTTGTAGAGTCAGGAACGAGATCGGATTCAAGATAGAATATAGTCAATCTATTATTCTTTTTGGCTTATACATGTCTCTCAACGTCCCGAATACAGAACCGATCTTTCCCGATAAGGTATTGGAGTGGAACGCTACCCTAACGACAGAGGTAGCCCCCCGCGTTATCACGACACAGACCCCGAAACAACTCGGGACGATGGGAGCTAACGGGGGATTCATTCACTCGATCGTTCTCACCCCCCGCGGTAACTGTGCCGCTACCGTGTTCCGTCTCTACAAATCGATGCAGGAGAATAACGCCACGGTTTATAAGCTCCTGCTGGAGACGACCCTACCCGAGATCACCAACGCCTCCGAAGCGGCGGGATTGGCGAGCGTCAACGTCACCCTACCCGAGGTCAAGACGGGAGGGGCGACCCAGAACAAGATCGATTGTCCGAGTGACGCGGTTTACTTTTGCGCCCTCGGTACGGCGACCAACGCCAACACCGGCTATAACGTTTGGGTTAGAGGGGGGATGTATTGATCCGCGATCATTCCGTAACATACGGATAGATAGAAGGTAGATCGTAGCGTTACTATCGGGTATCCACTCTCCGATATCCATGCGTTACGACCCTACACCCGACGAGTATATCCTGACTATTCTGGTAATCTTAATGGAGATCTCGATCGTCATCCTGTTATTGACTTAATCGATCGAGTAGGGCGATAGGCTGGAATCGAACCAGCGCGGGTATTTAATCCCTCGCATCTTTTAGCGATAGCTCCGAAACCGATCGCACACCGCATCAAGATTAAGCTTACAGATCCATTCTGCTCTACGCCAATTCTATAGTAGCATATACCCTTCGGCAAAGCTTATAATTATTAAAAAGGTTGGAGCCTTTCAGTGATGTTAAAACGATTGATTCGGCTACTCGGTAATATTTTTTACCCATTATACAAATCGCAAGAGAACGAGCTAGAAGATATATCGAATTATATCTCCATCGATCCTATTGAAGACCGATTTCGAGAACTGGAAAGAGAATTTACTTCACGAAAACCAGAAACCTACAGGGGTGATATAAATAGAGAACCCTTAAAAAAGATCGACAAGGATAATGTATAAAATAACTCACACATCTTTGCGATACGGAGAAGTTTCGGATGAAACCGAATATTACGCTAGAGATGAATCGGAACGAGACGAGATCGTGACCCACCTTCTCGATCGCGCTAAAAACGCGGGAGACATAGAGTATTCACTGGAAGATAAACCCTGTAAACCTACCGATCGATGGGATAGAGTTTACTGGACTTTTGAAACAATAGACTTACCGAAATGGGGATATACTATTCGTGTAAAAACGATTCACTTCGGATTAAATAGAAATGAGTTGAGTTTTAATCTATAGGCAACCATCCCTCGGGAAAACCCATCATCATCCGAACGAATTCGGGATTGAGTTTATCGTTATGTTTACGATCGGTGTAGGGTACTCTCCAAGGTACGAGAGCGTGGGGGAGGTGTTTATTATTACCGGGTTTCCAACTCCTATGACCGGGATGAATCGAATTACAGGAGAGAGGGGTCGGTAAATAAAATTTATCCTTGACCCGAACGGGATCGCCCCATTTGGAGGATTGAAAGATAGGAAATTGTCCGAACACGGGACTTAATACACCTTCGGATGGCATTAATCCGAGGTCGCTTAAGCGATGTGTTTGAATAAAACTCGCCCTGTAAAATACCTCTTCTCGATCGTGTAGATGTTTGTGAAATCTCTTCCATACCCGACTCGCCACCCGCGGGACGATCGCGTTACCGTAGGCTTTCAGATGCGCTTTACGGTAGGGTTTATCCTCGGTATCGCAGGAGATGGGCAAGTAGTTCTCTAATCCCTCGTGGGTTAGCAGAGACCTCTCGATAAGAGGAGAGGAAGGAAGGAAAGAGTTTTTATTTTTCTCTTTAGTCGTGGGTAGCGCGGTTCTCGGGGTAGTGTCCGCGCGGTATCCCAGAACCCAGAATCGTTTTCTCAAGTGAACCGCCCCCACCTGAGCGGCGCTGTAATGCCCCCACTCGATCACGTAGGGCGTATCGAGGGCGCACAGCTTTCTAAGAAAGTTCTTAAAATATTGTCCTTTCTCGGAAGTACGGAACCCGGCGACGTTCTCCAAGAGGAATCCAGAAGGCTTACATTCTCCGACCAGACGGATAAACTCGTCACCGAGATCCCGTTCGTCCCCGCTCCCCTTGCGGTAACTGCCCGACGCTTGAGAGTGGGGCTGACAGGGGATAGAGGCTTGAATGATGTCGTATTCCCCCTCGGATAGGGATACCTGTCGCACGTCCCCGAGGACGGGTTTCTTGAAGTTCTCGGACAAAACACGAGAGCAGAACGGGTCGTTATCGCAATAGGTCGTGACCTCGTAGCGATCGTCCAGACCGGAGTGAATCAGTCCGAGGGTAAAACCGCCGATACCGGAGGCGAGATCGAGAACGCGGTAGGGCTGGTGGAGAGAGGGATTGGAGCGGGGAGACGGCATAACGGGGAGGCAAGAGCGCGACCCCGTTAATTCTTCCTATGTTTATCCGAACCCTCGGAAGAATAGATCGGGTAGTTCCCGATCGATAAACCATGCCCTATATCCCCGATCGCTCCGAAGCTTCAGCTAACGATCGCTATTCCACGACTCTCGGGTTCGCCTCTCAGGTGATCGGTTGGCTCGTTCTCGGACTCTCTTTCTTTACCCCCGTATCCGATGCGACGAGGATCGCTATCTCCCAAGCCGTCATCGGTCAATCGATCGGTGGGGGAATCCTCGCCCGATCGAATAAGTTCACGAATTCCTCCCAGAACCCCGACCCTAACCCCTAGAGAAATAAATAAATCTCTTTCCTTCCTTCCTTCGCGAATAATCTCTCCATCACACGAGTAACCTAATCATGAAGATTACAGCCACCACCCCGACCTTTCTCAAGAAAAAGCCCATCCAATCTACCGAATTACCCGATAGTCAGAAAGTCGAGGTAGAGAAGGACAAGACCTACCCGATACTCAAGATCTCCGACGAGAGAGAGGGACATCGATTCGTAGAACTGGAACACTCCGCGGGCAGTTGGTGGATCTTCTCTAATCACTGGAAGATCGAGAACGAGGACGATAAACCCGAGACTCCCGACGGACAGTTCACGGGTATCGTCACCGCTACCTTCACGATGAATCTCAAAAAAACCCGATCGCTCGTAGAGGGATTACTGACTTTCAAACGGGGGAATATCAAACTCCTTGAGGTGGTCGCCACATCGGGAGCGCCGGGTTTTCAGTACGAGGGCGCGTGGACTATCAAGGGAAGAGGTTGTATCCCCCCAGCTAAAGACTGGAAGATCTCGACCAACGGTTACTATCTCCCGACGAAAGGGATCGAGGGACAGTTCTACCACATCACTCCCGACCCCCGATTCGGCAGAAGTCAACTCGGACTGCATCGCGATTCCAACTACGATCGCTCCCCCGGTTCCGCTGGTTGTATCGTGGTTATCGATAGCGACATCTTTAACCGTCGGGTCGTTCCCCTGTTCGATGGGTTAAAGAAAACTCAAGCGAACGTGAACCTCTCGGTGGTTTACTCGTGAGTCTACCGATCGCCGTAATCTCTTTCGAGGTGAGATGAAATTATTAAAGTCTTCGCAAAAAACCTAACCCGTTTAATTCAAAATATACTTCATTAACTTCGTCTTCACTAACCAAGCCTTGTCGATGTAGCTCTATCAGCCTATCGAAGGGAGTTAAGTCATCTTGGGACTGGTTTACTACTCGATCGTAAATAGATTGTACCCGATCTTCTCGCGTTGCCTTATTTTGGTACACTTTCTCCGATTCCTCGCTTCCCTTAAACCGAATTCCCTCGATAGAACCTATCGGCACTTCCCGACCGGGATTCATATAGGGTAAGGTATGTTGGTTGAAATAGGGATCGGAGGCGAGTGGTTCGGGAAGAATGAATAGATCGGCGGAAGCCACCTTATATTTTTCTTGGTAGGGAAGAATAGAATTTTCCCCATAATATCTTTTATCAATTCTCCGCACTTGTGAAGCGATATTCGATAATCTTTTATGAGAGGTCGGTAGATCTGAAGAGTTCGCAAGAATTTGTTCTTGTAAATAATTTAATACCTCTCCGTTGTGTTTATAAATATTTCTACCCGAGGGAGGTTGGAAAGCCATACCGAAAGCGGGAACTTTTACAGCCTCGTAACTATTCGCGGGAACCGTCACCGCGTTATCGGCTTGCATCTTGAGAATATCGACGGCGTTGGGATCTTCAACGATAAAGGCGCGGGCTGTCGGTTCGATATGTTCTAGAGTCTGGTTTAATAATCGGAGTTTAGGGTTCATCGGGGGAAAAGATAATCGACCCCGATTAGTATTCCTAAAGAAAAAACCGGACGGGTTAAATCGTCCGGGTGTAGAGGTTAAACGGTGGTGAAAACTTTAGGGGGGAGAGGAAAATTCTTTCCGTTTATCTCTCCACGCTTTTGTCGGACTGTAGCCCAACTCTTCGAGGGTGTTTCGGACGCGAGGATCTAACTCCGTCCATAACTTCATTCTCTCTATTTCCTCCACGAGTTTTTCTTTCACGATCCCCCCGAAAAAGTAAGACGATCCTTAACTAACTCCCATCGAATATTCTGACGGATCTTGGAACTGACGATCTCCTGTAACTGCTCGAACGAGGTATATCCTCCCTCGGGTTTGTTCTCGATTATCGCCCGAATACTCTGACGACCCAAACCGGGTAAGGATTTAGCGATCGCCTCGATCTGCTTGATCGTGATGGTATTGGGATCGATCTTCGGGGTTAGATCGGGCAACGGTTGACTCGGGGGTAAGGCGGGACGGCTCGGGGCGGGATCGATCGATTGACGTTCTTCCACGATCTCCGCGTCGATAACATCCCCCACCCCGATCCGAACGGTTAACTCCCCGCTAGTGGGGTAAGGACTCATCGCGGGAGGGACATCGGGAAGATCGGAAAACTCCCCGAGCGGTCTTCCCTCGATCAGCCCCGTGTGAGGATGACGGAAGTTGATATGACTGGAGTAGATAGCCAGTACCTCTACCGCCATCCCGTTCCAGTATTTGATAATTTGCCCCTGTCCCTCGCTCATCGATCGCTCCCGTTAATAGATACACCCCGATCTCGATCTACGACCAAAGAATCCCCTCGTTACGCCGGGTGACTTCTGCCGGGTTGGGAACCCTCCGGATCTTACCCGCGATCCAGACGACGATCTCTAGATCTCCCCCGGTCACGCTCACCGAGGACGCGGCGGAACTAGCCTCGGTCGCGTTGCCGTCGGTGGCGAATAGTTGATACGTCACGTCGCTACTGCCTACCGATACGGGGGTGACATTCCATACCCCGTTCGTCAGGGTCGTGGAAAACGGAATATTCGCGAGGACATTAGAGGAAGCGGCGGGGGACGAGAGAAATATCCCCGCGGTGTTGGTGGTTAACGTCGGGGCGAGCTTGAGTTTTCCCGCCGCCGTGGTGTGAGTGAGCGATCGGTTATTGCGGGCTTTATTCGCGCTATCGGGAGCGTCATCGAAATAGAAACCGAGAGAGGTGATCAGGGTATTGGCGGGAACGATTAGAGCGCGGTTAGCCTCGACCCGTCCCTGACTATCGAATCGGTGGATGTTAAAGGTAGCGGTAGCGGCGGAAGTGATCCGACAACGACCGCACCACTCGAAATACTCGAACCCATCGAATCCCCTGACGACGGGATTACGGATAGACGCGTCCATCGCGCCCGTATCCGAGGGATTAATAGATAAACCAAATGCTCCCATAGCTTTTGTCCGGTGGTAGAAAAGATAATCGATTGACTACCTACCATCATACCCCACCGATCGCCGAAGGTTCACGGGAAAAGAGAGAGTAGAGAAACAGAACTCTCTACCCTCTCTACGATCTATTCAATAATTTAAATTAACCTCTCCTCTCCTCTCTTTCCTTCCTCCCTAATCGATGTTTAGAGTAAACCCTGTTTCTTGAGGGCGAGTTGACGCATCAGTTCGGGATCGAGGGAACGCTCGGGATTCTCTACCCGGTTTAGATAGGACTCCAGAAAAGCCAGTTTGGTATCGAGGGGATCGACGGGGGTGGATTCGACGACAACGGGATTAGAGTTGGATTTCCAATCCTCGTCGGGAAAATAATTAATCGCCATCTCCTCGCGGGGAATAGCCACGGCACGGGAGACGGTTCTCTCTTCGGTAGGGGCTACCATCACCGCTCGGGTGGTTCCCGATACGGTGCTAGGATTAACGATCCCCTTCTCGATGAGGCGTTGCCGACGGGGGTAATAATCGGCGGGCAGGGGTTTGGCGGGGATATAACCCCCGTCCATACGTTTATTGACGATGAGAGCGTCGTCGGTACGGGCGACGGCTCCCGTAGCGAGAAGTTCGTCTAGGGTCTGGGGACGGAAGCGGACATTCGGGAAGAAGGACATGGGATTACTCGGGAGTGTTATCGATAACCCCGAGTAGTTTTCCTATGTCTTTTCGATTCCCTCTAGATCTTTTCCTACGCTTTCGGAACCGCCACGTTAAAACGGGGAACCGTAGCGGCGGACGGGGGAGGCGATACCGTATCGAGTACCTGACGGGGGATCAGGGGATTGGTGAAGTTCTGGGCTTCTACCTTGAGTTTTAGATCTTTGGCTTTCATGGGGGTTATCGGTGGGGTGGAAAGATTATTCGCGAATGAAGGAGAGGAGAGGAAGGAAAGAGTTTTTCTTTCTTTATTAGGGGTGGGGTTTAAGATCTAGGGTGTAGCTCTTGCCTCTCCCGTGTGTTGGAGAGATAGGGGATAGCTACGCTATAGAGAGAGTGAATCGGTATTTAGTTTTCCTAGAGGTAATATGAACGAGAACAAGCGGGGATTCACGGTAGAGGAATACGATCGCCTCGGTCAGGAGTTTATCGATTCCCTGAACGATACCCAGAAACGGCAGTTGTTCGAGATGTTGGCTCACGATAACGCGATGGAACGGATAGCGGGTTATACTCCCTGTTTCAATCACCTATTCCGTACCCTCAAGGATGAGGGAGTGGAGCCGTTACATCAACATTGGTAGACTAGAACCCGAGTAGTTCCTGTAACTCCTTACTCCCCTGTTCGTCTAACTTGAGTCGGGAGAAGTCTACCCCGTTCCCATCACTTTCGGCGAGGAGTTCATCGAGACTCTTTTTCCCGAATCGTTTATTGAATTTGTCGCGTTCTTTCTGTCGCTTTTGTTGGATACGGTAATCGTAGGAGTTCGGGGTAATAGAGCGGTGAATTCTAGCGGCTCTCGGATCATCGTATCGGGCTTGTAGTTTCAATCGCTCCACGTCTCCCTCTCTCCACGTATCTAAAACCTCGAACCATGTATCGGGAGGGTAGATCGATTCCGATTCGGCATCGTTAAACGTCGTATTAGGATAACGGGTCGAGGTATCGTAATCGATGACGACCGGGTACTCCCCGTTCCGTTTCGAGAAAAAGTCTACCCGACCCGGATCGGTCGTCACCGAATGAAAAGCGGGATCTTGCCAGTAAGAAGTATTCTCGTCGGTATAGCCACCAAAGAGTACATCATCGAGAAACTTCTGGCGATCGCCCTCGGTAGAGAAGTGCATCCCCCGTTGAATTCGAGAGCCATCGAGATCCGCCGATACCTCTTCGGGTAATTGACGAAGAGTTTTATCGATAGAGAGAATGTCTTTCTTTACGGTAGGCTCGATCTTCTCGTTAACTTGATTTAGCAAGTTAGCTCGTTGTACCGATCGTTTCTGTAATTCGGGATAGTAAGAATCAAGGTTGTCAATTAGATCTTTTACCTGTTCTCGATAAACGGGTAGATCCGAGTATCTAACACTCTCGGGAATATCGACTATTCCCATCTCTTTTAAACGTGGATAACTATTTAACGAATCGATAGGTACACTCGGATCGACTTTATCCCATAACTTTTCTTCTAACATTCTCGCCATCGGAATAGCGGACTCATCTCCTCCTACAGCCTCTTTATAAACGTCGGCGAGTTGTTGTTTGTCTCGGGTATTGTCAACGGGGCTAAAGTTTAACTCATCTAAAAAAGAGTTTAAAAATCTTCCGACCTTATCTTTAGAACGTTCGTCTACAACGTTATCGAATTCTTTGTATATAGATTTTAATTCGGGGATTTCGTTCTCGAAGGATTGTCTCGATACCGCTGTATCCGCCGCTTTCTCTTTTCCGAACCGGAGGTAGTCGTTATAAACCTTATATTCATAATCCCCCGCGTATTTCTGCAACTCGATACGGATCTGTTCTTCGGTTAGAGGTTTAGCGAAACGTACCGATCGCCCCTCTTGATACACGTTCTGGGGTTTACCGAGATCGGCTTGACGGGCTTCTTTAATTAATCTGGCGAATACACTCATCGGGGTAGAGGGAGAACAAGACCCCGAGTAGTATTCCTAGATCGCTAGAATATCGAACGTATCGGTAGTATCTTGGCTATCCGATTCTTATTGTCGAGAGGAAGATATTCTTTGGAATAAAGATTTCTCTGTACCTCGGGCATAAAACCACCGGAAACCTTTCGTTCCCGATCGCCCATCTCGTCCCATTTCAAAACCGTACCCGATCTTTTAGCGTTTTCTATCTCTTCATCCGTGGGTTTCGACTTAAGTTGCACCGATTCGATCGTGTAGAAAGGATTTCGTTCATCTCCCCAATATTGGAATTCTACGAATGGAGAGGTCACGCGGTTTTTCTCCATCCCCCGCCCGGTATGAAATCTATCCCAGAGATCTCGAACGTTCTCGGGATCGGCGGAAACCAAAGGAACTTTCCCCCAATCGCGGATCGAATCCCCGATCGAAAGAGTGCTTTTTTCTAGAATAGCGGGGTTCATTTTAATAACCGATGTCTCTACTAACTCGCCCCCGATCGAACCGTTATTGCCGATAATATCGGGTCTAGCGTAGGGTTGGTTATTTTTTTCGGGGGCGATAAACCCGTAAATCGGGGAAACGTCGGGGTTCGCCCACTCGGGTCGCCAGTAATCGTAGTACACGAATTTTCTAGTATTCATCGCCCCTTTTCGCTCTCCCGCCCCCGGTCGATAGCCCTCTTTTAAGATCGAGCTAACGTGTTGACGGGGAGCTATGATATAGGGAACCAACGCGCCGCTCTCTCCCGATAAAAAGCGATCGAGTAGAGCGAGACGTTTATTATAATTCCCCGAAGAGATCTCGTCATAACTCCCTAAAGGATAACGAGCATCATAATCCTGTTGACGGTAAAGATCGGCGAGATTGGAAGACATGACGGGGCATGGAAAACAAGACCCCGATTAGTATTCCTAACCGAAAGAAATCGGTACGATCGCCCGAAGGAAATGTACCGATAATTTACTTGAGGTTATGTCCCTAGTCTTGAAACTCGAATCGGGTCAACGATCTAGTTCTGGAACGAACGAACGATCGTGCAGAAACGTTCATCGACAAGTTACCCGTCTTTATTAGTATTCCTGTGTTTGCCCGTGGCGATTAAACCGACCGTCGCTCTAGACACCCCGTAAAGTTTGGCGATCGCCCCCTGTGTCATCGCTCGGGCTTCCCATATCTTGCGAATTTCTTCTACCTGTTCGTCTGTCAACTTGCACCGAGGATTGTTCTCTCCCGCTAGTAACCCCTTTCGGACTTGTTTGTTTCGTTCGATAACTTTATCCGGGCGGGAAACTCCTTTCGCTCGAAGAATTCTTTCTACAGTTCCGATCGATAATCCCACCACATCGGCTATTTCTCTACTAAAACAGCCATCTTGCCGCATCGAGATTATTGTTTCAGCGATCGCTTCATTAGTTCTAACACCTGTATTGAAATGCTCTTTAACTTTCTTGTTCAGGATTCGCTCGAAATAGTCACGGCTATTATCCTGATGGGTTCCGATTTCGAGGTGGTCGGGATTAATGCAAAGTTTATTGTCGCATTTGTGACGTATTAGCTTTTCTTTAGGAACTGGTTCTTTAAAAACCTCGTAGCTTAATCTATGGGCTTGCCATATCTTGCCGTGATAACCGATGCTTCCATATCCCGCGCTGGTAACTCCACCAATCCAATTCCAACAATCGGTTTCACGATCGATTACTCGTTTCTGTTTTAGTCGAACTTGAATAGATTCTCCTCGGTGACGTGGGCGATCACCTAAAACTAAATGCTCTGGGTTAACACAATGATTATTTTTACAGGTATGGTTGACGATCTTTCCCTCGGGAATAGATTCAAGTTCGTTATAAATGCAATACGAGAGACGATGAGCCATTACCGTTTTTCTGTTGATATGCGTCGTTCCAAACCCATCCCAATTGATAGCGGCTATCCAAAGCCAGCATCCATCGGGATCGGAACGCTTGTCGATCTTGGAATGAAACCGATCTACAATTTCCTGTTTCATAGAATCATCTCATTGTCGTGTCTCTTTATTATGCCATGTATCGAGCGTAATCAGCAATCTATATGATTATGTAGCTTATAATAGAAATAAGCCTCTTGGAATTATCCAAAAGGCTTACTGTGTCTAAAATCTAGTTGTTGTTCTAGTTTTGGAAAGAGCGTACAATTGTACAAAAACGTTCGTCAATTAGCTCGAACGACCCGAAGATCTGCCAAATGCAGATAATGAACCGTTGGAAGTCATCGTTGGAGTTCATGAGGATACGCGGGCCATCTCCACCGATACCGACCCCGATACACTGCGGGCCGAAAACGATCCCGAGTTCGGCGGTACGAGCGGCGGAACCACCGGTCACACCCGCGGGTTGGTTGGAGTAGTTCACCGTGACGGTAGCTTTAGGCATATTGGTCGTGGTGAAGTAGCGGATACCGTTGAACACGAAACCGGAGGGCATCGTTTGAGCGCCGAGCATATCGATCATCTGACCACCGGCGAGACCCGCGAACCAAGTCGAGCTAGACTGACCGACGGGCATACCACCACCACCGATCTGCGGGATAGACATCGGTTCGGCTCCGACTCCCATACTGGAGACGGGGATATTACCGGGGTAGCGGGTGATCTCGCGGAAGTCTTTATCGGCGCGGAGATCTTGCAGGAAACGGGGGGAGCAGAGACACCAGTAGTTACCGTCCTCGAAACGGGGTACTAACCGTTCGGACATACGGGTGTTCACCTCTTCCATGAAGTTGACGGTGATCTTGGGAACCTTCGATCCGTAGACGGTGCTAGAACCGATGTCCACGGTCGCGCCATCGGCGAAACCACCGGGGTTGTAGACGAAGGTGGATTTCAACATCTCGTTGATGTAAACCCGATCTTCCCAACGACGGTAATCGTCGAGGAGATTAGCCGAACCGATCGAATCGTGGAAAGCCTGAGCGCCGTAATCCCAATATTTCCGTTGCGCCGTCATCAATTGTTGGATAGGGATCTGGAACGTCGCGGGGGTGTTCGGGCTATCGATCGCCGACGGTCCGGTGTACTCCCGGAGGGTCATGATCACCTTGTCTTTGTCGAACCCGCGGGCGTTACCCACACCGATCGTTTGGGTCTGACTACGTTCGCGAGCCGTTTTGGTTAGACTCTGCTCGCGGTTGGCGGAACTGAGTTCTTTATCCGCCCAGAACGCGGGACGATCGAGTTGCACCGAATCACCCGGGCCTTTGGTGTGGTCGTACATGACGCGGGGACGGGTGATCAGTTTAGAGATATAGGTCGGGACGGGGCGGAATAATTCAGCGCCGAGAATTAACGGAACATCATTATCGATAAAGCTCACGGTTTTGACTCCTAGCTAGGAAGAATAGGTTGGAGTCAAGTGGTAGTTACCAATCCCTCACCGTTGTTTTTTCCGAAAAGCGGTGGGGGATTTCCCTTTGAAAGACTTTGTAGAGAGGAGAGGAAGGAATGAAAGAGTAGATAAAGCGTTTTGGTAGAGAGTTGTTATCGGTAGTGGTTGTCGATCGCTCTATCGATTGAAAAGAGAAATTGAAAATTCATTCATTCCTTCCTTCCTCTTATCGAACGGAGTAGAGTATTCCTAGATACGATCGCTATCGAGAGATCTATCAAAAAGAAATCGATACGGATTCCCGAATAGAACCGTATCGATGAACCATCTATATGAACAAACCGTTTGGAAGAACCCGAGTGCTGTCGTGTTCGGAAATTAGTATTCCTCGATCGCCCGAGAAGGCAAAGAAAAGAACACGGGGTTTAATCCGTGTTCCACGCTCGCACGACCACTTGGCAAAACCGATTGTCTATTCCCGTCCGATCGCTATCGGATCATCGCCCCTTTAGCGGTTCCGATCTTGCCCGCGCTCTCTAGGGCGGTGAGGGCGAGGTATCGTTTCGAGGGATCGATCGCCGATATGCCACCTCGGGGAACCGCGTTCGTCCCGTAGGGAGCGGCTTGACCCGAGGGTAATTCGGGACGGGTGACGTTGATAGAGTTCGTCGGGAGTTCGTTGCCGATACCCTCGGGGAAAACGGTACGGGGATCGATACCCTTGCGGGCGAGATGTTTGGCGTAGCTCGCCTTATCCGCGGGCGATAGGGCTTTCGGATCGATGCCGACGATCGAATTATTCGGGTTCGGGGGAGTGGCGGGAGGTAACGCCGCTCTCTCGGGTTGACCGCCCATCGGGATCGCTTGTTGCTGTCCCCGAACGGGTTGTTGCCCCCTCCGTTGCATCTCGATACCGTACTGCCGCTCGATGAGGGCTTTCTGTACCTCGGGTTGTTGTAATCGGGGGTCGTTAGGATCGATACCGTTCTCGGAGATCGCCGCGCCTAAAAGAGCGCCCATGAGTTGTTGTTGCTTCTCCACCTGAACGAGGTTAGCGAAATACTCGTTGAGTTGTTTCGGATCGGTGAGAAGATCTTGCATCTTATCGTGACGTTTCTCTAGTTGTTCGTACCGCTCGACGTGGAGAACGAGATCCTTGAGGAATTCCTGATGCGAGATAAAGTATTTCACGTACTCGACGATCGCCGCCGCCTGACGTTGATTGAGATCTTCGAGCTTGGCGTGGGACTCGTTGAGAAGTTCGGCGATCTGGGCGATCGGGAGGTTGAACGCTTTCTCCAGTTCGATCGCCGAAGCGAAACCCTCCGAGGAGATTTTACTTACGGGTTGACTTTGACTTTGACTTTGATTTAGGTTTTGAGCCTGTTCTTGAATTCCGTTGCTGTTTAAACTGGGTGTAGGTTGGGAAAAGCTGGGTTGCTGTTGTCGCGGATAGGTCGGGTGGTACTGGTGCGAGGGAGTCACGTAATCCGGGGCTAAACCGTTGGAGTTCGGGTAAGCTACCGGAACCGTCCCCGGTTGTCGATTGACCAACATCTGAGCCTGGTACGGGTAATCCGGCGAGGTATTCTGGGCGGATCGAATTCCCTCCTGCATAAACCCCTGCACCTCCCGATAGCCCATCGGACGGAGATCCCGCGCCTGTCCCCAAGGTTCCGAGTATTGTGGCGTTGGGATATATTCCTGTTGCCTGTAATGGGGTGTAATTGTAGGCGGGGTTGATACCGGGGTTTGTAGATACCCCGTATTTTGTACCGGTGAGGTATTCGAGTATTGCGGGATCTGATAGGTTTGTTGCGGCTGGTACGGAACCATTTGCGCCGTTTGCACCGGTTGTAGGTTCAGCGTCTGGACTTGCTGAGGATAGTCCGGCGATATAGTCATCGTAGGCGCTGGAGCCGGTTGGGAAGGGGTTATCGGTTGGAGTTGCGGGTTCGATAGGTCTGACATAGCCGAGTTCGTTAAATATAGTTTCTAGGGAACGCTGGATCATCGGAACCACCGGCAGACTCGCCGATAGCGGTAAACCGGGGTTAGCCTGATCGGGAAGTTGGAGAAGGTTTTGGTAGATCCCGAGCAATTGTTGTGTCGTACCCGCGACCGCGTTGAGATAGCGGAACGGATACCCACCACTTAACATTCCTATCTTTTCCTTCTCCGTCTTCTCGGGGAAAAGGAAAGTCAGGGCATCGAGCGATCGCACACCCAACTCCTGAAGGTTACGGGTAACGATAGATTTCTTCTGGAGATCGTCGGGACTATCCTCGAATACAGAACCTTTCCATCGCCACTCGATCGTTCTCTTACCGAGGGGGGGCAAGCCGAAAACACCCTCGGGTAGGGGAGTACCCGCTTGCATCATGGCGTTAAACTCCTCGACCGATACGGGTTCGGTATTCGGATCTCTACCGAGGGCGATCGTCAGACTTCTCAGGAATAGATCTTCCTCGATCGCTAGAATCTTCTCTAAAACCTTACAGATACCGTGGGTGTAGATAGCGACGGCTTTTTTCTTCGCGGTCGTGGCGACCTTACCGTACACCGTCTTCATCTCGTAAGCGGTAGCGGACGCGTGAATCCCCCGCTCGTCGATACCCCCGAGGGCGAAGTGGATAGCCTCCCGCTCCTGTTGGACGTGATTGAACTGATCGGGACTCACGGGATCGGGGGTGATAAAAGCGAATCGCTCATCCGCCCCGACGTTACCGATCACCTGCTTGAGTCGGAATCCCTTCGAGGTCATTCCCCCGCGTCTGGGATCGCCCTTACGGGTGGAGAACGAGTTATTGCCGTACCATCCCGAGTTAGCGGCGACGGTATTGGCGCGGTTGAGATTGCGGGAACCCCATCCCCCCGCTTCCTGTAGTTCGGAGGGAGATCGGGTACTGACTAAAATGGGATGACCGAAGAAGGCGAGGTTCTCCTGAATCGCCACGACATCGGCGTTGTGCGCCTCGATCTGGGAGCGGAACGGCTCGAAGTCCCCCGTACCCGGTTGACCCTTCCCTTTCGAGTTATTCTTGATCACCACCACGGGGATAAACCCGAGGGAGTTCTTGAAGGTCTGTCTATTGGGTGTCTGGATCTCGGAATCGAACGAGGGTCGGGATTCGTACTCCTCCTGATAGACGAGATCTTTGGTGAGGATTAATTTAATCCACGATTCTTTCTTCCAGTTATCGGTTTTGCCTACCTTGTTAAAAGGGTAGATCACGATCGCCCGCTCTATTTCCCCATCGCGATCGTAGTAAACGCGATACTGTCCCCTCTCGTAGAAATAGATGTCGTAGGTGGCTTTCTTATTAGGACGAAAGTAGACGAGTTGTTCGCCCTTACAGATATGGATCTGCCAGATCCGTTCCATCTGTAAATCGAGTTGATTGTGCTTTACGATGTCCTCGATAAAACCCTTACGAGTCCCCCGATCGTCATCTTGAGTGGGGTAATATTCTACCCCGGCTCTCAATCCGAACATGGTCATTTGAGAGACGTGGTTCTGCACCACCATCGTCCGCGCCTCTTCCTCGTTCGGGAAAGACTCGGGGTAGAGGTAACTATTAACGAGATCGTCTAGGGTCGCTGACATGATCTACTCGGATAGATTAGAGGGGAGGGTCGCGGGGGCGGGAAAGATATTCGGTTTGGGTTTCTGTACCCGAGACACCAGATCGTTATGCTTGGCGTGGATCTCCTTGAGGGCGATCTGACAGGTTCCGAGTTGTTGTTGGAGTTTGGAGATGTACTCGTCCCGTTCGGCGATCGCTTTATCCTTCTCGGCGATAACCCGATTAGCCTGAACGCGATAGGTATCGAGTTGGTATTCGAGGTTATAGATCCTCTCCTGTAATTGCCGCTCTCTCGATTCGAGTTCGTTGATACGGGTATTGAGTCGGATACGATCGTTCTCTAGCGCTTCCCAGAAAAGTTTTTTCTCGGACTCGAACATCTTGGAGAGTTCGCCCTGCACGAACTTGTCGTACTCCAGATCGATCTCCCGAGAGCTTTTACGATCGCGGAAACGACCCGTGACGTAGGCGGAAGCGAACCCGGTGATCGTGCCGATAACACCGGTAATAACTTGAGGGTTGAGTAGGGATTCGAGCATGGTAGATAACGGGGTGAAAGGAATGAGAGAAGGGGAGAGGAGAGAGGAGAAAAGATTTATAGCGTGTTCGGAGACGGTTCGTAGTATTCCTTACCCGCGACCTGTCCGTTATTCCAAGCGTAAGAAGATAGGGGAAGAGACGGGGGAGTGGCGACGGGTTGTGGTTTAGGCTTTTTCCGATTAGCGGACGAGGGATCGATCGCTAAAAGTTCTTGTCGTAATACTTGAGCCTTGTCTAAACCCTCGTCCTCGATTAGAGCTTTTAAACGAGGGGAGAATATTACATCCATCGGGTAATACTCGGTACGCTTGATTTTTCGATCGCCGTTCATGATCTTGAGAGAAGAGGAATGAGAGGAGAGGAAAGATTAATTAATCGATCGATTAATCAATGCGATGGAGAGATCTAGGGATTCCAGAAGTCGGGATAATCGCCCTCGGTGTAATCGTCCTTGGGGTATTCCTCGGGATTATTCTTGGGAATCGCCGAATTAAAACCCTGTAATGTATTCGCGGACGGTTCGTAGTATTCCTTGCCGGCGGGAGTTCCATCACTCCACGAGTAAGAGGCGATCGGCTCGGGTTCTTTGGGAGTCTCGGGAGCGGGCGCGGGAGTAGACTTCGGGGCTTTGAGAGAACGGATTTCTTTTTGAAGTTCGGCGATCATCTCGGCGAGGTGATTACCCTCTAGAGGTTTCTCGATCGCTTTAGGTACGAGATCGGGATAGTCGGGTTCTCGATCGGGGGAATCAAATATCCGACGACCGGTCATCGGATCGAACGGGGGAAATTTTAATAACTCTCGATCTTTATTGATAGGGGAAGCGATCGCCTTACTCTTTCTGGTAACGCTAGGTTGACCGGGTTTACGGCGACGCTTGGGTTTGGTCTCGGGTTCGGGGGAGGGGAAAGGAATTAGCCTTCCGTCCGCGCTCTCGATGGGAGTAAAAGGTTGTCGGAGGTTAGCGATCGCTTTGGATAGGGACTCGATCGCCCGGGCGGAGTGGTACATATCCTCGAACGTATCGAGGTAGGGAAGTTCGGTGACGAGGTTAGCGATAGTCAACCGGAGGGTTTTATCGAGATCGACGGGGAAAGAGGTCACGATCGTTCGGGGTTTCGGGAACGATCGCTAGTCTTCCTATGTTCGAGTCGATTAAAAGGAATTTTCCGGTAGGGTTTTATCGGAAATTGTCTGGAGTTCTGGAGGGGGGGAAAGAGATCGCTATCTCCGGAGCGGGAGGCGATCGCCTAAAAGGTTATCGGTGGGATTCGATCGCCGTCGGGGAGATCGCCGGGGGATGGGTGAGAGACGATCCCTTTTTTAGGTAAGCCCTTCGGGTTATTCGAGGATGTAATCATTCAGGAAATTTTATGACCACTTATGAATACCCGAGAGGGTATCAGATCACCCATCACGATAACGGTCAACGATCGATCTCGGTCGTTGACGAGAATGGAAACACGCTATTAGACGCGAGCCTTCCCGCTCGCGACGAATTCGATCGAGAGTTCACCCGAGACTTCATTCTTTTCTTTTCGGGGATGGTAAGTCCTGAAATATTCGACTTTCACTTCCCCTTTTAATTTATTCCCCTCTTCGGAGGGGATTTCTTTTTGTCACGGGCTGAGGGATGGGTGAGTATCGATCGCCTTCCTTTCATAGCGATCGCCTATCGGTGGGAGACCACGACTCTTTTTAGGTAAGCCCTTCGGGGAGATGGTCGGTGAATATTCAGCCTTTAAGGAGGCACTTCTATCATGACTACCGTAACCAGCACCACCGTTTCCGCTTCCGTTGCCGTTTCCGTAGCTCAGTCGTATCCGTATATGACTTTCTACGCGAACGGGAAACGCGCGCGCGTGCAGTTATTCATCGGGTTCGATTGTGGACGTGAACGCGCGGAAGCGATCGTGAACTCGATCGTTGCCAAGTATCCCACCGCTTCTTTAGCGAAGTGGGAGGACGGTAGCAAGGTCTTCACCGAACGCTACTGGTGCAATACCCAGAAGCGTCTCGTGCGTAGCGATCGCAAGGGATTCGTCTTGAATATCCCGATGGGCGACATGGTTGTTCCCTCGGAATCCAAGCCCGGTTTCCGCAAGCTCGACGTGTTGCGCGCTTGGGTTAATGCGACCCAGAAGCCCCGCCTTGTCGGGCAACTGGAAGCGAATCTCGCCACGTCAGCGTCGGGTTCGGGCGCGGAAGTGGACGTGACCGCGGGAACTCAACCCCCCGCGAGCGATCGCCGTTCCGAGTTAGAGGCTATGGCATGGTCTGACCTTCTGAAACTCGCCCAATCGCTCAATAAGCCTAAGTCTCTCAAGAAGAAAGCTGAACTCGTAGCCTTCATCCTAGAGAACGAATTCTAATCTCTTTCCTCTCTTCTCCTTCCTCCTCTTCCGGGGGAAGGTTTCTTTTTGCCACGGGCTGAGAGTACGGGAAGGGAATATGCCGCGTCCTCCCGTCACGAACCATGACTCTTTTTAGGTAAGCCCTTCGGGTTATTCGAGGGTGTAACTTACCACTAAGGTACTTCTATCATGACTACCAAATCTGTTCGTCGCATCATCTTAACCGCTCATGTCGTTGGTTATAAACCAGTGACCACCACGGCTAAGAACGATAAAGAAGTTCAACTCAGAATCGTACAATCCCTCGAACATTTCTCGAAACTCGGTGTTCAATCCGATAAAGTAGAAATTCAACGCGCTTATCTATAATCCATCTCCCTATCCTTCCCTCATCTCGGGGGAAGGATTTCTTTTTTACCACGGGCTTTCGTTTTATTCCTATTACTAACACCTCATCCCTGTAGTATGTCGCGTTAGAATATAAGGGTAGTATTTGTATTCCTTGAAAGATACATGGACGTTACGATTAAGCTGATTACTAGCGTTTCTCAACGGGACAGTTTACAGGCGATCGCCGATCGCTACCGAGCCGCGAGGGAATGGTTGGACGAGACGGCAGATCCGAGGCTTATCAGTTACTCGGGGATCTACCAACTCTATTACGGGGAGTTACGGGAACGTTTCGGATTAGGAGCGCACCAATCCCAACAGGTCTGTCAGGAGGTTTCGATCGCGAGGGGGGTGGCTCGAAAGAACGATGGGGTCGTAACTTTCGAGCGGGATTCGTTCACCCTACATAGCGGGGGTTTTAGCGTCTTCGTGGGGAAGTCGTCCAAACAGAACCTATCCCTCAGTATAACCGGGCTATCGGGGCGGGAGTATTACGCCCTCAAGTCGGGAGTCCGTTACTACAGTGTCTTCGTCAAGAAGGGAACGATCGCCAAGAAAGCGCGGGTGTTCCTCGGCGATGACGGTATCTGGCGAGTGACCGTGACCCTCGCCGATCGTCCCGCGGGGAAAGAGCCGAATCACAAGGAGGCGATCCGAACCTTTAACGCGGATTGCGTGAGTCGGAAGATCGGGATCTAGTACATCGGGGGTGGAAAGTTTTTCTTCACCCCCGTTCTCGATCGCGCGACGACCTTTCCTAACCGCGCGACAGGCTGTTGAAATAGTTAGAATCACCAAAATTTTTTTCTCATGCAGAGCGGGGTTTCCACGAAATCGCTAGATATATTATTAGATATTTTTTAAATTCTTCTTTCTTCTCCCGAACACCTGTACTGTACGAGGAACTTAGTACGATCGGGGGAGGGGAAAGGGAGAGGAGAGGAAGGAATGAGTTTTTATTTTCTTTTTCAGTCGTGGGATGGATAGACCCCCGAGTGTTAGCGAGGGGATGGGGGTGATGGAGAGATGGTAGACGGGAGCGAACGCTATCCCCCTCCCGCGGGACGGAGAGACTAGGGCGAGGTTTAAATCCCCTCTAGTAGGCTTCGGGATAGTCGGCTATCTCTTTACCCCACTCGTGGGATTCAAGACCTTTAAGCGAGGTTTATAACCCACTAGAGAGGGCTAAGGACTAGGATTATCCTCTCGTGTTAACCCAAGTCTTTTCGAGGGGAAGAGATCGCCCGCCCCGTGTAGTATGTTTGTAGTTCACTTATCAAGAGCGTTGACGTTCCCCGATCGCCCCGTTATTAAACATCGCAACTATGCTACGTCCTCTATAGTTGCTGTTAGAATTAAAGGATAGCTACGCTATATAGGGTATGAGTTAATTCGTTGGGGTAATTAACTCTATCTTCTTCTTTCATAGAGCTTTCGGTATTAGTAGATCGTTCTAGGAAGGGAAAGATATTTCCGAACTTGTCGTCTACCCCCGACTCTTTTTTAGGTAAGCCCTTCGGGGTAATAGTAATTGTAATCAACTCAACTTGAGGTTTAATTCTATGCGTAGCATGAACGTCCATATCATCTCGGGCAACATCGGCGGATATATCACCAAAGTTCGCAACGAACAAGGTGAACTCGAACGTAAGTTCTTCGACCGTCCAGTGATGAGCAAGACTTCTTCTGGCAAGAAGCTTATCATCCTGACCGTCGCCGTGACCGTCGGTGTCAAGAAAGGTGACGAGTGGACGAACGAAACCCTCTGGAAGGAATTCCGCTTCTGGGATAACGATGCCTCTTTCCTCGCGGAGTATTCCGCTCAGGGAAATTTCATCGAGATCCAGTACGAGGAAATCCCGAACGTTTGGATGGACGAGAACGGCAAGAAACGCTACGGCGATCCCGATCTCCGCGTCGTCCGGTTCGTTCTTCCTAAGATGAATCGTTCTGCCAAACCCTCGAACGGTGACGATGACTTCGAGGCGATGACCGTCCCGACCGAGGCTCCCGAACTAACTGCCGAAGAGTTAGCCGACATCCCCATGTAATCCCGATTTCAATCTCCTAATCCGGCTCCCTAGTCCTCTTCGGAAGACTAGGGATTTTCTTCTTTCCACGGGCTTTCCCCCAACTCTCAACAGGTTATCCCCATGAGCTACGAATACCAGTACGACACCGATCGCTATCCCGTTCCCGCCTATCCCGAGAACGAACACCTGGACGAACCGACCCTCACTCCCTACGACAAGGGGCTATTCGACGGAGTGACCTATAACCTTTCCGAGGAATTGATCCGGCACATCGACGATGCCGATTACGTTCGGGGATACCTCGATGGAGTGCGGGAGGCGATCGCTTCCAAGAGATACCTTCTCTCCCTACAGGGGAAGGTTAAACCCCATCCCGATAGCTTCTGAACGCGGTACGCTACGCTCGAACTACAATTCGGGGAAGTAGGATTGACCCGGTTCTCTCCGTTCCCCGTCAATCCCCCGCGTACCCTCTAGAATATTTTCGGGGTAGCCTTTTCCATCCCCCCGAATATCTCTTTTCCCTACACGCGCGGGTATTATATCTCTATTAGGTTAGCCCTTCGGGGCGTTCGGCAGTTGTAATTCCACTTGAGGTTTATTATGCGATTAATAACGATTGTCGGTGATGCGGTTCCCCGTGGCGGGACATATCACGCGGTAGCCGTGTACGAAACTTCTGCGGGTCGTCGTACCAAGACCGTAACTATTCCGGGATTTACCGGAACCTATCGAGGGTTTTGGGATCGACAACCTTTCGATGAAGTATTGAACATCGACGAAGTTCCTAGTTGGCTATTGAAATAATTCTTTTATCTCTTTCCTTCTCTCATCTCGGGGGAAGGATTTCTTTTTTGTCGCGGGCTTAATTCCTCGCGTGGAATTCCTCCATCGCAGTCTCCAGTCTCCGACGTACACCCAATCCCTTGAAGGCGAGGGCGAGGGAATCCACACAATCGTTATAGGCAACGGAACCGAATTGGGTTAGCTCGTTAATCCACGGACTCCAATCGATATACCGATTGAAGTAGACTAACCCGTTGTGGAATAGACCCGTCATGCCGAGAAGATGACTCAGCTTATCGCCCCCGAGTTTGATGCCGTACACCTGCATCGAGTACAGTCCCTTCTCGTTGTGGATGTATTGAGTGAAGTCCATGACAAGGGATGCCTGATACGCCACGTCCTCGATGTAAACACGCCACGGGGTAACGCCATCGTCCCATTCCTCGTATAGTTCCAATATCACCTCGCACTTATCGAGGTTGGATACCCACTTCCCGCGTCTACCATCGAGAACGTAGAAATGATCGCCTCTTTTCCCGAGTAGGGTGATGACGGTATAACAGGCTTTTTCTTTCTCCGATACGGCGAGATCGATACCGATAGCGAAGGAATCGAACGCGGTTCCGAGGGGGATGTCTTTGTAGAGAATCCACGAGGGATCGATGCTCATCCCCTCGACTCGAACGACAACGTTCTGGTACTGGAACGAGAAGCCGAAGGGGTCTTCCCTCTGGAGTGTCTTGAGCTTTTCTGTCGGCCACCAATCGGGCCAGTAGGAAACGAGATTCCCCGAACCGTCATCGATAAGCGCCGATTGCTCGATAACCTTCCAGCCCTTTTCGGTCGTAAAGTCGGTGCAGTATATGTCATCGGGACGCATCCGAGTCCCTACACAGATCATCCGACCCCCATCGAGTAGGGTCGGTTTGATAACCGAATGGAACTTGGTTTGAATCTTCTCTCTCGTCTTGAGACTGGCGATGTCATCGGGAGATTTGATGATGTCGTCGAAGATAATAAGATGAGTACGCTTACCGACAATGGAACCGGTGATACCCGTCGCGAGCATCGTGTAATCCTCGCCCCCCGTGTTATCGATTCCCGCCCACTTGCGATCGATCGTCCAGTAAGTATCGCTCCATTTATTCCCCTTGCGAATACAGGGAAAGACTTTCCGGTATTCTTCCCCGGTGAGGGTGTCTTTGATGATACCGCTTCTAGCTAGAGCGATCGCTTGAGAGGCGGAAGCGTAAAGAATCTGTAAGGCGATACCTTCGAGGGCGTGAGTACCGATCGCCCATGCCACGAACATATCGATGCGGGTACTCTTCGCCGAACCGCGAGGGCTGAGGATCAGGATATTATCCCCAGCTATCCCTCGAAGGTGTCGGCTATCGTTGCCCGTGACGAGGTGTTCGTCCCATCTCTTGTGATGCTCCGCCCCCGCGAGAGATTTATCGGGGGGTAGATTACGGGTGACATACCAACAGAAGTAATCGAAGTCTTTCCTCGCCCGAAGAATCTCCTCGTCGTCGGTATGCCATCGATTCTCTTTTGCGATCGCCCCCTGCCGTTCTAGTTCTCTCTCCTCGGCGCGGGCGATCTCTATATCCACGAGAGCGCGACGGTATCGGTTCTTCTTGCCCGTACCGCTCGACCTGTTCCCCCTCGTTCCCGTCCTCGATGCCACTAAAGATCGCCCCCGTCTCTACACGGGTCTTATCTTTCCTACATCGGGGGACTCGGGGTACAATCTAACGAATTCAGGTTTCATGATAGAAGGCTCGGGTGTTCCATCTCTTCAGCGCGAGCGAAGCGCTGGCGTAGCCAGTTCGCCCCACCTTTTTCCTATTCCGATCGCGTACAATGAAGAAGTACACCGAGACGGTCGGTAAATTGTACTAGGTTCGGAGAGGGGGCGATCGTGGATCACCCCCTCTCTTTATGGTTGGATTATTTGTTTTTAGAATCACCATTCTGCACACCGAATAATATTCCTGATAGTAATCCTTTTGAATCGGGAAAGACGATCGCTAATCCCTTCTTTCGAGTATCGAGTCTTTTTTTAGGTTAGCCCTTCGGGTTGATCTGTAATGTAAACCACCCCACTCTCTTCACGGGGTATTTTCAACCAAAGGATTAATCGATCATGAATACTTTCCATCACATCATTGACCTCTGCATTATTCTCTCCGCTTTATCTTTAACCCTTCTCTCCTTTCTTCCTCTCCTCTTTAAAGGGATTATCTGCCTCCAGAAGTTCCCGAGCAAAGTCCGTCAATGCCGAGCCGACAAACGACAAGCTCTCTACCGTCAAGCTGTTGCTCGTGAGTTCGATGCGTTGATGAAACATCCCTATCACGATCTCAAGAAGTACGTTCGACATCTCGCCCTACCGACCGACGATATGAAGAAGCCTACGATAGCGTGGGCGATCGCTAACTATCACGTTCAGAGTTACGGTCTCTAGTCTCTTCCCCCCCTCCCATCGGAGGGGATTGTCTTTTCCCACGGGCTTTCGATAGAATCCCCGGTTAGTCTCGCACTAACATCTCGACCTTTGACGGACTGCTTTAACTTTAAGCTACGGGGAGCGTGACTATTCTATCACCCTTCCTTCGCCTCGATCAAGATCGTCTCGATCGCTTTCTCTAAAGCCTCCTCGAAAGAACTCCCCTTGAAGATCTCCCGTAACCCATCCGCCATGCGCATCATCCCCGCTTTCTCGAACTCCTCTTTCTCTTGAAGATTGCCGATGCGGATGAAGGTATCGATCGCCTTGACCGCGCTGTTACGGAGGTGCGGGAGAACCTGTAGGAACTTCTCGTCGGGGATGGAATCCTGCCCGGCTTTCACTCTCATGGTCGCCATGTCCAGATCCTCTACCGTATCCACGATCAACTTCTGTATCGTGCCGATAGGATCGAATCCCCGATAGTCCGCTAACTTCTCGTTGAGGGCTAAAGCTCTGGCTCCCGCGGTCTTATATCTCTCGTACCAATTACTCACCCCGTCGATCGATACCTTGAACTCGGGACTGAGATCGAGAAGGTATCTCTGGATGTCCGATAGTCGCGGGTTAGGACGGTTGGCGATCGCCAGTAATCCCGCGTCCTGATCGGGAGTTAGCATCTCGCGGAACCTATCGATCTTTGTCGGGGGAGATTTACGGGGTTTGAGTATCGGTTTAGCGTCAGCCATAATAGAGGAGAGGAAGGAATGAATGAATGAATTAATTTATTTTTCCGTTCTTAATCGGGGTAATTAAGACGGGGGATTAGTATTCCTTTCTTTCTAGGTTTCGTTATAAGCCGAGGTGACAGATGGTATATAAAATCGTTTGGCAAAGCAAGATAACCGGCTATCGATCGGAGGGAAGTCCGAGTGATAATTTGACAGAGCTTGAGGTGTTGACAAATAGAATGAATAAAGAATATCCAGATATAGATCACTGGATACTCCCCGTCGATGAGTCAAATCAAAAAGGGGATTAGTATTCCTTTCTTTCTCTCTCTCCGTATCGAATCCTTTTTAGGTTAGCCCTTCGGGTTATAAGTAGGTGTAGTTAATCGAGATTGAATTATGTATATCGCTTTTCAATGCGCCGGTGAAGAACTCTACTGGAAGTCGGGTGGTAAGCGCGAGCCATTGGTTCTGACTCTTGAAAAAGAGAAAGCCACTCGAATTACGTTGGGTGTGTTTCCTAAAAACTGGTGGTATCGAATGAATGACAAAGTTCAAGATCTGGATTTTCAGATCGTTTAATTGGAGGAGTTTATGTATATCAGAATCAAAGACTATCTTCCCGATGCGAACATCTCTCCCGAAGTTCAAGTACGGGTCGATGATAACTTCAACCCGAAAGATAAATACACTCTAGACTGGCTAGAGTATTTGGTCTTACTCTGGAACTCAAGAGAAAAATAATTAATTCATTCCTCTCCTTCCTCTCCTTCCTCTCTTATCGAGGGGAAGGATTCTTTTTTCCACGGGCTTTATCTATACCCCTCTCCACAACTTACGGGATTCGGCGCGGTTGACATTATCGAGTCGGATCTGTTGACCGATTCTATTACTCTCGATCTCCATCGTCTGATCGGCCGCTTGACGTTGTAGTCTCTCGCGGTTTTGGGCTTGCGTTCCCTCGAACCGGACATTCTGATCGCCCTGCGCCCCGATCTGGGCGATGTTATACCCCGATTGCTCTCTCGCCAATCGGGATCTATTCTCGGTATCGACACCCATCCTCTGGATCTGATTGGTATTATCGACGTTCATACGTTGGATCTGATTGCCGTTATCGACGTTCATCCTCTGGATAGTCTGGTCGCTACCCTCGCGTTGGATGCGGGATGTACTCTCGGTATTCGCCCCGATCTCCCCGAGTCGGTACTGATTGGCGAGTCCCATTAATTCCCTCTGGTTCGCCTGTTGTTGGGTGATGAGGGCAGAATAATCGGAAGAACCCGAACCCGTCGATGAACCGGAAGAATCGGGATTGAAAGATGGATTAGAACCACCACCTCCCGAACCTCCCCCGTTACGGAGGGCGTTTAATCGTTGGTTTAATTCCTCTTCGGCTATCTGTTCCTGTAGTTTCTTCTGGCGGATCTGGCTATCGTTGAGCATCGAGGCGCCACCTCTTCCGTAACTAGCCTGTCCCCCCCCGCCCCCAGAACCGAACGGACCGTAAGATTTACCCGGCCCACCTATCTCGATCGGACTCCAACTGATACTCATACTCTTTCTCTCCTATAGATTTACCAATAACTGAAGTTCGGGGTAGACCCGAAGGCGATCGCCGCTTGCAGTTGACGGTTACGCTCGTTACTCCGACTATCTCTCGCCATCGCTTCCCGTTGTAATCCGAGGTTGGCGTAGAACCGGTTCTGTTCCGCCGATAGATTATTCCGAGAGATCTCCGCTTGCAGTTCCTGCCCGCGTCGGGTAGTATCGTTACTCATCCGATTGGCTTCCCGTTGCGCCTCGATGTTATTGTTCTGTAATCCCGCCTCGATACGGATACGGGCGGCGTTCTGGGCGAGGGTCAGTTGATTGTTCGCCTGACTCGCCGCTAGTTGGTTAGCCGCGGCGGTAGAGGCGGCGTTGATCTGTTGACCCTGTAGAAAAGATTGATAGTTGAAACCCTCGCGTTGGAACTGGCGATCGTCCTGAGACGCGATCCGATTGACCTCGTTCTCCCGTCCCCAAGCCTGACCCGCGTTGAATCTCCCCTCTTGGAGTAATCGGTTATCTCTCCGTGTCTCGTACTCCTCGATCGCCCGTTGCGCCGCCTCGATAGCGGTCTGCTGTTGATCCATCACTCCCGCTACCTCGTTACCCACTCCCGCCCCGGTCAGGGATCGGAAACCTCCCTGAAGATCCTTGAGGGAGGTGGTCGTGAACATCGAGGGAGTCTTCGGGGTGTTATCGATAGTGATACTCGGGGCTACGGTAGAGGTGGTGGACGTTCCCCCCGTTCGGGCGATGTTACCCACGGGATTGGACGAGAGGGATACCCCGCTCCCCCCGTAGATGGTGTTCCGTTTCTCGTTATCGTTCTTGACGGAGTTCATGAAACTGACTCCTCCCTTGCCCGAGGGATCGACGGTCGGGACTTGGAGATCGAACCCCCCGCTTCCCCCGCTACCGACGTTACCGAAACTGCCCGCGTTACCGAGAAGGGTAGAGCGGGACGGATTGAAGTTACCGACCGAGGAAATGGAATTCGATCGCGAACTACCGGTCTTGTTCCCGAACTCCCCGATATTATCCCGTACCCTCTTACCGAGGTCGGAAGCCTTGCCGATCTGATTGACCTTCGCCATAATTCTTTACTCCTCTATCGTCTCCGAATCCAGTTGTAGTTAGGTTGTCCCTGCCCGAGGATGTTTTGTACCGCCTCGTTACTACGGGCGGAAGCGGTACTGAAAGCGTTCATCTGCTCGCGTAGGTTAGCGGCGGAGTAGTTGAGTAACCCCGCTTCCCGGTTCTGTTGGGCGATGATATTCGCCTTCATCACCGTATCTCGATCCTCGACTTGGTTCCGACGAACGTAGTCTTGGAACTGGAGATCGGAAGAGAAGGTCGCCGCTCTTTTATCCCGCTCTAGATTCTTGTCGCGATTGGACTGATCGAGATTGTTACGGAAGCTTAGATGGCTTTCCCCGAGAGCCTTGAGTTGTTCGGGAGAACGGTATCGTCTTTCGTTTCTCTCCGCTTCCTTATCGGTGAGTTCTTTAAAGAAATTGAACTCGTTTTGCCGATCGGTTCGGGTCTGATTGTACTGAGTCTCTTGCTGTTTGATATAGCGATCGTAGAACGATTGTGCCTCTTGCTGTTTCTGTTTCTCTCCCCGCTCGATCTCTTTACCCGTTATCGCCACACCAATAACATCGGGGTGCAGTGGCTGACTCGAATCAGAAGGGAGTCCCGCCGCCCGGTAAGCCGCGGGGGATGTGGGATTGAATAATTTGTTCGCCTCGGGGTTATTGGCTCGAACCTTTTGTTTCTCCTGTTCGTTGAGGCGATCGTACTCGACACGGGCGCGGTTAGGATTCTTGCGAACCCAATCGGGGTTGTTGATACCCCCTCCCGTAGGATCGAGCATCGTCCCGAGTTGGGAGTAGGTATCCCCCCGAAATAGTTCGTTTAACGACTCGGGGCTGAAGGAATTAAAGTAATTTCCGAAAGCTTCAAAAAGTGACATGGCTTTTTATCTCTCCCCCTATAGTCTTTGATTGAGGATATTGGCTACCGTATCGTTCGTGACTTGCATCGCGGCGAGTTGATTACTCACCCGATTCGCCATCATCCCTACCTGAGCGTTGCGTAACCCCGCGAGGGATTGGTACTCCAGTTGGTTCTTCGCCGCCCATTGTGCCTGTTCCCTACCCATCACCATCTGTTGTTGAGGGGTGGGCATATAGGGCAACATCCGATTCCATTCACGATCGGCTTCTTCCCGTAGACGTTGCCGCTCGATAGCGAGACGGGCGTTGTCGCTCTCACCGGGGAGAATATCTTGAACCAACTCTTTACCGTCCGCACCGAGCATTTGATAAACTCCCGTCCCGACCGCGGCGGTTCCCCCGACGATCGCCCCACCGACTAGAGCGGCTTTACCGAACTTACCACCTCCACTCTTGAGGTTGTTGCCAACTTCTCCCGCTTTCCCCCATACCTTAGCGGCGGTTTCCTTGGTTCGATCGATTTGATTTCCAACACGCGCACGAAATCCCGAAGCTTTCTTTTCTGGTTCCGTTCCATTGGCGACGGGTTCGAGGATGGTGGAATCTTCCGAACCGATACCCGTTCTCGGAGGAGGTTCGAGTATTGCTACCGAATTGCCCGCTACCGTTCCCGCCGATCGCATCGGATCGGTGAAGTCATTATCGATCGGGATCATTCTCCCGTTTCGATCGCGGACAAAGTTTCCCTGAGAGGTTTGGATAATCGAGTAATCTCCGTCCTCGACAACTCGACCGGATAGATCGTTGGTGGCGGGCGGATTGGTTCTACCCACCGTGTTTCCCGTGGTCGCCCACGGATCTACCATAGCGCTATAGCCCGCGCTATCTAATGGATTATCGAAAGAGATCTCGGGAAGTTTATTAATGGAAGCAATAGGTTTTGAATTGGTATTTCTCGTCCAATCATTACCCCACGTTATCGAGGAATCTGTCCACTCACCGACATCGGGAGTGCCGAGTACCGCATTAGAGGTTAATCGATTGAAACCACCTCCGTAAAAATCCTTGTAACGATTAACGATATTCCCCGCGGAGTCGATGACGTAATCGATACCTCGTTTGGCGGAATCGCTAGGTTCGGTTTTTCCGAATCTACTCGCTATGTATAATTCGTAATCGTTCATAATAATTGCGGGGGGGATAGATACTCGTTTCCTTGAGAGCGGATCTGTTTTACCTTCTCTCGGGTACGCTCTCTAATATTCCTTAGTTGTTCGGCGTAGTCGGAAGATGCTACCCCTCCACCCGAAGGAAAAGAATTAACTCTTTCCTCTCCTCTCCTTCCTCCGAATTGATTCTGTAAATCCTCAACGGAATACCCCTGACGTTCCAACTCTTTTACTTGATCGGGTGATACTCCGATCCCGTTCTCCTGTAACTTGCGGGCTTTCTCGAAAGCGTCTTCCGTTACCGATTCATAAGCTTTGGTCGTCGCGAGATCTCCTAATCCCGCGCCTACCATACTCCCGATGATGCCGACGATAGGGGCGGCCGGTCCGAGCGGTGCGCCCAACGCCATGCCCGCGGTGAACCCGAGTTGCGCTCCGGCGATCGAACCGGCAGTACCCGCTCCGGCGCGAACCACGTTCTGCCCCGAACCTACCCGAGAGGTGAAATCGAGAACATCCCCGATCGCTCCCGCCGATTGGAGTACCTTACCCGGTACGTTAGCCGCTACCTGTAGGGCTTTACCCGCTCTCTCCCCCCCGAGGTTCTTGGTTCCCCAATCTCGTACTCCCTCGAACGCGTCGTAGTTGGTAGGGTTCCATGTATTGAGAGCCATATCCCACTGCTCGATGTACTGGTTGAGAGAGTTCTTGAGGATAGCCGAGGGGGTTCCTTTGAAACCTAAACCCTGACGGTTAGAATGGGCTTTATCTATTTCATCCTTGAAGACATCCCATTTAGTCCGTCCGTCTTGCACTCCCGCCATCGCCTGTAAACCGCGGGCGAAACCACCACCACCGTACTCGGTGAGTTGTTGGTACTTCTGATTGCCCGCTTCCCCGAGATCCCAACCGAGATAATCGGGAGTACTGATGTCGAGATAGTCGGTATTGTCGGTGAGGGTTGTCGGCAACTTCCACCATCCCCAAGCTCGGGAGCGATCCGGGGACGCGGTAGACGCGGGAGAGTAGGGAGTAGCGGTCATCGGTAATCCTCCATCGCGTTCTGTTGGTACTCGATCAACCTCGCCCTCTGCATAGCGGAGTTACGACGTTTCTGTAACTCGTTCTGAATACGGTAGTATTCTTCGGGGGTCATAGTCCGATCCCCCCCGTTATTAAACATTCTTTTTTGAAGAGCGTTCGTATCGATAGGTCGATTATCTTCGGGGGGTTTAGGCTCGCTCATCTTTTTCTCGACTAACGCTTTGGCTTCATCGGCGGGAATCCCGCTACTGACCAATTCGTTATAAAGAGATTCGGCGTAATCGTTCGGGAGATCCGATCTTAAATTCCAAGCGTTTCCCGTCACCGTATCGATCGCCCCACCGAGGGGATTTCCTAGAGCGGTATTGGCGACGATGCCTAATCCCGTCGAGACGGGGATAGAGACGAGGGGATTATCGATCATCGCGTTAGCGGTAGCGATCATCGGTTTGGAAACGATACCTACCCCTACAGCATCGGCTACACTACCGATCATTCCCGGAACCAGGGAGGCTACCCGAGAGGGCATGGTACTTACAAAATAAGCTCCGTCTAATTTACTCATTACCGTACCGCTCCTTCATTCTGCATGGATTGTAATTGTCGGAGGGTGATCATCTTACTGGCGATGTCCCTCTGTAATCTATCGATCTCCCGACTAGCATCCTCCGCGCTGAGGGGGGGAACGGTTCCCGCGACGGGTACGGGAGTGTCCATCCCCCGACGATCTTCATCGGGTCTAAGGTTCAGGGTATTGAACGTGGCGAGATCGATAATCCCCTCGACGGGTTTATTCAACATCTGATCGACGACGTAAGCCCCTCCCGCGATAGCGGCGCTACGTCCGGGGTAACGGGCGATGTAAGCGGTAGGGCGATCTCCGAATCGAGGTTCACTATTCGCGTTAAGAGAGATCGGTGTATTCTTAACCCCGAAGGTCGGGTTAACCCCACCGATGACCGTTCGATAGGTATCTTCGGTTGAAGGATCTACATAGGATCGTCCGAATTCATCGACGATACCGACCTTCGATCCTTTGGTATTCCAGTTCTCTAGGTTATTGCCGACGATGGCGGAAGTGCGATTCCACTGATCGGCGATGGCGTTCTTTAAGTTATTCAGCATGGCGGTAGGGGAGAGGAGAGGAGAGGAAAGGAAAGAGATTTAAATTAATCCAATCGAATGTAAAACCATTCGATAATAGATAAGGAGCAAGAGACAACACCTATTAGAGTGCTTAAAATATTGCCACTGAAAGCGGCACTAGCGATTAACGCGATGGCGGAAGCCCCACCAAGAATAATACTCTTACTCGATCGACGGGGATACCTAAACGACGACACCACGAGAGCGATAGATAACACGGAAAAAAGACTACCGATAAACCCGAAACAATCTATCAATGACATTATTTAATCCTCCCGAGATGTTGATGTGGATAATGGTTTATTAAGCGAGTAGAATCGATTCTTCAATTGCTTCACTCTTTCTTGATAAGAGAGATGAGTTTTAGATCCTGCGGTGATAACATCTTCCGAAGTTTCCATCCACGGCTCTACCCACTTACCTCGATCGCTATCCGGGTAAACGAGTACGGCATCCTCCCAATCATCATCGAAGGGCAGGGCATCGGGATCGGATAAAGCGTTCCGTTCGATTTCCTCTTCGGTCATACGTTCATTGTTGTCCATCATTTAATCCTCCCGAGATGTTGATTGAGTAAACGGAAAGCGGTAGCGGTTCCCCCGAGAGCGACGAGTCCGGTCGGGGTGACGTTGTACCCCACGAACTGCACCTCGGGTTGATTCTGGATACCGTCGGGGTTGAACTTGAGAACCCCGAGCGTAGCCTGACCGATCGGGTCGGGGGTCTTGCCCGATTGCCAATTGCGATAGGCTCGGTATTTCTCGTAGCTGACATCGGGACGCTCTTGGCTGAACTCGTCCCAATCGAGAATCCTTCCCCTTCTCCCGAGAAAGTATCTCTGGGCGATGTCGATCGGCGCGTTGAGGGATTTCGTCGGGTCGTCCTCGTCGGGGGTGATCGCTTGAAATCCCGCGGGACGATTCCCCTCCATCGGATTGAGAAGGTTCTGGTTCCCCGAGAACTGTCCCATGAGTTCTGTCGCGAGGAAAGCCCCACCCGTGGCTACCGCTCCCGCCGCTAGACTATCGCGGGGTAATCCGCCGGGGGGACTGGCGATAAACTCGTACCCTTTGGTGAACCCGAGATCGGCGGGATGCCATCTCCAATAGTTATGACGCATACCGCTACCCGCGATGTCCGCGCCCACCCGTCCTAATCGATAGCCCACCATCCCCGCGTCGGTTAGATCGGCGACGGATAGGGGATCGGTCGGTTTGTAGGCGGGTAGCGACCAACGGGGGTAAACTCTCTCCTCGCTATCGATACCCGGCTTCTGTTGTCCCTGAAGGTAGCCCCGCTTGAGTCCCCCGAAGAAACCGACGTTCGGTTCGGGGAGAGCGTCCATAAAACCGGGGATGATATCGGGGGTCTGTTCGGGTAACTTCGGGGGATCGTAATCCTCCCCGATATAGCCCTGTAGGATCTCTAGAGGATCGCCCCCTTTCCCCTTGTACTTAGGATCGGCGCGATGGGCGGGAAGTTCTTTAGATAGATCCCGATCGACATCGTTACTCGGATTACTCGCTTCCCCGATCGCCATCCGTTGACTCGTTGTATCCCGAACGATACGGGCGTTACGTCTCGCCTCCTGTAAAGAAACGGGGATCTCGTAACCCCCGACACCCTCTAAAAACTCGGCTATCTGGAGGGGGGTTAGAGTATCGGGATTAACCCCGCTCGCCCCGAATCCCCGTTCCAAACTACGGGTAAGCCAATCGAGATCCGTGATAAGCGGATCGTGATCTCTTCGGTAAGCTTCGGCGATTCGGAAGAATCGGGAGTTCATAGGAGGAAGGAGAGGAGAGGAAAGATATTTCTAGGGTTAGAGTATTCCTATTTCTTTTCCCTTTCCGTTCCGATCACCCCGCGACTTTCTCCAATCGCTCGATCACTCTCTCCACCCTCGGATCGATCTGTGACGGGGGAGTGAAAAAGCGATCGCCCGTGAAGGTGTTGTAGTCTTTCGAGAGTTTATCCGTCCACGTTCTCTCTTTTCTGTCGTCGTCGGAACTATCCATCTCGTGAATAACCCTACGGCACGAGGAATAAAGAACCGCGTCCTCCACCCAACGATCGAAAGTGAGGGCTTTATCTTTCGGGTTGGATAGACGGGCTTTCGCTTCCTCGAATAATTTCTCTAGGGCGGGAAGACTGTTATCGAAATCCACCCGATCGATCGATACGTTCAATCCCTTCAACCTCGCCATCATCTTCCAATAACGCACCACCCTCTCGGATTTGACCTGAGAGAATCGGATCGGGTGATGTTTATCGCGGACGTACTGGAGGATAGCCCCTCGAATACAGGGATAGGCGAAGGTAGAGAAACGATTACCCGTACTCGGATCGTATCTCTCGATCGCTTTGGTTAATCCCATCACTCCCTCGTGGATAGCGTCGGTCTCGTTTCCTTTGAGACAGTTGAACGCCTCTCCTTTAAAGGAATGGAATACCTTGAGAACGAGGTTGTAGTTATTCATCAGGATCGTCTCTCTCATGTCGAGGGGACGATCTCGATCGATATATTCTTTCCAATATTCTAGATCCGTTCCCGATTTAGAGATCTGGATTAGATCTATTTCTCTTAAGCCACTATGTAAACCCTTCGGTGATGGCATGGTATATCCTGTTAAAATAGAGTAGATGGATAATAGATCTTCTAATGAATCGAGATCACGAACAGACGGAAACGATCCAGTTCTTTTCCTTTCTTCTCAAGGTAGAAAACAATCCCCGACATACACGGGTGTACTCTTTATCGGGAAGGTATTGAGCTAGTGCCGTATTAACCTCTCGGAATCCATCCGCGTCCCGAGCGTTTAATCTATCGTACAAATGGGCGATAAGAGAGAAGGTTTCCATTAGTATCACCGAGAGCTTCACTAACAGTATGCCCGATTCTTCAAGAATTATCTTCAGGGTTATTAATAAATTATGTAGAAGAAATATTCGGGATTTCAATCAATAGCTTCGGTGTTTTCCCTCATGCTAGTTCGTTATCCCTATGCTAGACCCCGATCGCTCTCGGTATTTATCCGAATATTTCTTCTCTTAACTAAAACCCTTTCCTCTCTTTCCTTCCTTCCTATGTACGGAGACTCGGGGATAGCTACGCTACGGGGGGGGTGAGTCTTATTCGTGGGGGTCAACTATGGTAGAAGGAAAAAGCAAAGTCGGTAAGATCGTTATCGGCAATATCCGGAACCTCTCCCCGCTCGTGGGGGTAGAAGACGTGTATATGGAGCGGGAGAACAAAGGGATTCTCGCCAATCCGTTCGTGTTGATCGGTGATAACCCGAGCGATCGGGATACGGTGATCGACGCGTTCCGGTTGTACTTTAACGGGGTGTTATCGATAACACCCGAGGATCGGGGATGGGATCTTCAGATCGATTTCATGAAACTCGCTAAAGACATGACTGAAAGACTCAATCCCGAGAGAGCTTTTCGATTAGCCCGAATGGGTATCACGACCCCGAAGTTAATTCACGAGGCGTTAGATATCCTAGAGGTTAAACTAAAAGCGGGGCAGGATCTGCGGTTCGTGTGCTGGTGCGATCCATTGCCGTGCCATACCCATATCGTTCGGGATTATTTACTTAAAAGGTTGGAGAAATGAGAGAAGAATCCAAGTCATTAGGGAACAGTACCACGAAACTATTTATCGATCGATGGATAGTCGAGTGTATTCAAGACACGGGGGTTATTTTATTCGAGCTTGAACCCGATAACTGGAAATGGAAGTATACCGCTTGCGGTACTACCTTTCAGTGTCATGGCGACTTCGATACCGCGCTCGATGCTCTACACGATTTTCTATCTCTTCTGGTTTGCAACACTCGGGATGTAGAAATGTTTAATATCCTTTGTTCTCAAGAGGAGAGCGGAAAATAAAACTGAATCGATAACGACCGCGCTAGAAGCTTTCGAGGAGTTTTGATCCTATGACACAATTTCGCTTAATCGGTAACGCTACATGGATATACGAGTTATGTTACTCGGTAAAAAAGGTAGCAGAGGATGAACACGGACGCGTCAACGATATATTGGAGGACAATCTTACTTTCACTAATACGGTTGTCGGGGACTGGAGTTCTTCCAAGTTCGAGGCTCTTAATAGTTACAATATCGGATTCTCTAAATCGGGTGATAAATGTTTGGCACTCGCTAAAAAGCGACGGGATTTTATAGAAACCGAATTCGGAAGTATTCTTGTTTTCCGAATTACCGGTATTACTGTACATTACACGGAGATAGAGGAAAGAGAATAAAATGATCACCGTATACATCGGCTTCAAAGAAACGGGACTATCCCCGTATAACTTTCAAGATTGGTTTAGAAAATATCGAAGCCTCTTCAGCGACATCGAGGATAAACCCGTCGAGTTTCCAGAAGAGATGACGTTCGACGAGAAGATGATCTGTCGGGTGATTCATTTCTATGTAGGGAAGATAAAACTCGTCCGAACCTCTTCTCCCGCGATAAGTGGATTGCTCGATATGTTATCCCCCGAAGCGATCGCTTTCATCGTTCGATCGCTCGTGGAAATAAATAACCTGACGATCTATACTAATAATCCTACGGTTGTCACTTGGTTTTTGGTTAGAGCGAATAACGTAACGGTATTCGATAAAGGCAAAGAATACTCGAAAGAGGTTATCGAGTCCGTCTATCACGGATGTATAGACCTATCTATCGGAGAGATCGATATTAACCCATGAACAAATACACGCTCTACTGGAAAGCGGGGAAGAAGGAAACGATAGAGGGGAACGATCTACGTGACGCTCTCGAACGGGCGGGATACCCCGAAACGGTACTCGTATCGATAAGTCATGTATCTTTGGACGAGAACGATTACTGGTGGGATTCGGAACGGAAATGTTGGTCGCTTAATAATCCCGAGTCTAAACCCCCGATCGATCTCAAAACGATCAAGCGGGTCGAGTACGTGTACGAAGAAATCCGTCGGTATAAGTTTATTACCGAGGTTCCTTTCTCGATGGAGACCGAAGAGATGGAAGATCATTTCGAGAACCTATTCGCCAACAATAAAGAGTTGTTTAAGAGCGCGGAGTTTATCGAATCCTCTACCCAACTCGATAATTTCTCGGTATTCGATTAATCTCGGGAGGGGGAACGGTTTCTTTTTACCCTCTCGTGGGTATCATGACCCCGTTGGGTTAGCCCTTCGGGGTGTGATTTTATTTCTCTCTCTTTCAGTCCCCCCGTTTGTTGGCGTAGATTATTCGCGAATGAAGGAAGGAAAGAATTTATTTTTTTCTTCTTATCGGTGGGTGGCGTAACTTTTTTAGGTTAGCCCTTCGGGGGGTATAGGAATAATTGAAGATAAAGAGGTGATTATGAATCGTATCGCTAATTTAATCCCGAGGGGGGCGAATGTTTATTCGAGAAATCCGGTCGCCGCGGTTTTAACCAACCCGACGGAACTCGCCCGATCGCTCGGCACGATCTCCCATCCGTACCCTCTGTATAGTACGGATGGGCGTTTATTTCTCGATGTGGATACGGCTTATATCGATACTCTCAAACCCCGTTTCACTCAACCTTACGACGATCGTATGGTGAACGGGATGGCGAGATTGAACGCCGCCAAGTTTCGGAGTAACCCCGAGTTATTAGAAATGGTTGAAGCTTCGGCGGGACAAGCTGGATTAGACCCGGAATCCTTTTTGCGATCGCTCCGGCACGAGGTAGTCGGCAACAAGTTCTGGGAAACCCCATCCCGTAAAGCTCCCGATGGAATGTCGGGGGCGATCGAGGCTTTAGCGAGAGGGTACGGTATGGCGAGACAAAACCCCGATTTATCCCTGCCATCCGGCAAGGTCATCTCGGTTCATCTTCCTCAGCCCCAGCATCCCGTGAATCGGGCGAAACAGAAACCGCTCGGTGTAGACGAAGGTGTAGCCGATTGGATAGCGAATCGTGACCCCGAGGGTTTGATTTTATTCGGGGATAACTATATCGGTAAGGGGAAAGCGGGTCAGGCGATTATCCGGGATAAGGATATAGCCGTAGGGATACCGACCAAGAAACTCCCCGCGATGAGTCCCGATTCCTTTCTCTACGATGAAGATCTCGACGAGTATATCCGACGGGTCAGCCCGACAATCGAGCGCTTACAACAGCATCTCGATCGCGGGGGGAGATTGTACTTCCTCTCCACCGGTATCGGTACGGGGTTAGCCGTAGCCCGTAACGGACGCTCTCAGAAACGGGTAGGGGATTGGTTGGCTAACCGTCTATACGAACTCGGAGTACCCGAATCGATTATCGGTAATCCCCTCGGTGGTTCACTATCCCGTCAGCCCGTCGTCGCGAGTCACGTCGTGTCTTTCGCTAGTCCCAAGATGGAGAGTAATTCCGTGAATAGAACGGCTAATATTAGCATCCCCGAATGGAATCCCGAACCCTATTTATCGGGGGGTAAGGTGCTGATGGGAACGGGTCATCGTCCCGACAAACTGGGAGGCTACGATATTTATCCCTCGACCCTTAACAAGCTCACCGATCTGGCGGGCAATTATCTAGAAGAACTCGAACCCGATCGGGTGGTATCGGGCATGGCTCAGGGATGGGATAGCGCGTTGGCGATCGCCGCTATCCGTAAGGGTATCCCGTTGACCGCGGCTGTCGCTTTCGATGGGGTCGAGAAACGTTGGACTCCCGACGCTCAACGATTATTCCACCGTATTCTCGACAAGTCCGATAACGTGCGGGTTGTCGGTAATACGGGAAGCGGTCGGAGCGCGGGGCAACTACTTAACGATCGCAATCTCTGGATGATCGATAACTCTTCCGGGGTTCTCGCCCTCTGGAACGGGACATCGGGGGGAACGGCTAATGCGGTTCGAGACGCTATCGGTCGCGATAAGCCTATCCTCAATCTCTGGGATGAGTGGCGGGGAAAACCTACCCCGATCGTCGCTAATCCGATCGCTCCCACTCCTACCGATTCCCGTCCCGGTTTCGGTAACTGGCAAGTCACCTATTACGGGAAACCGAAATAGAGAGAAGAGAAAGAGAGAAGGGGATTAATTACTTTTTAAAAGAGGGTAATTAATTCTCTCCGTATCCGATCGCCCCTCTATAAATTAATAACCTCTCCTTCATTCCTTCCTTCTCTCTCTAGGGTATAGAGATAGTCGGGAGGAATTGTTGTAGATGGGTTACTCGTGGTGGTAATTCAATTTCTTTAGGTTAGCCCTTCGGGGTATCGGTGGGTGTAATTAATTTATTCAAAGTAGCCAATTATGCTTTACGTTGTTGAACGCTGGAGACAACTTTCCGATAACAGTTGGGTGTTTCAATGCTTCGATGTTTATCAGAACGAAAAGACCGCGCGACGTATCGCCAAGATGTTTCATGACGCGGATAAAGAATGGTTCCCAACTCGCACTCCTCGCAAGGTTAAACGTTCTGAAGTATCGACCTTTCTTCGTGCCGCTCGGAAAATCAAAGTAACCCTTAGCCTGTATCCCGACTTCTCTATGGGATGTTGGGGAGTGAACTTCCTAGAGGGAAGAAATTAATCGGAAATCATTTAATCAAAAACCTATCGGGGTTGGGTTAGTAGGTACTGCAATACCTCTTATCACTAACTTCCCGATAGGTTCCTGTTCACTCAACAAGGTAATTCTATCATGAGCCAAGCCAAATACGTTCCGACCGAGAAGTTTATTCCCCGTCGGTTCCGATTCAACTCGTCTACAGAAGGCGAGTTCGTGGATCTCCCCGTGGAATTATGCACTCAATACCGCCACACTCTCTTTCAGGCGATGCACGGGAACGTGGATGACGTGATTCTCGTCGATTGTTCCAAGCTCACCTCCGATGACAAGGGACGGGAGATTAACCCCGACCTTGTTACTCAAGCACTGACCGACAACCTACCCGATGGATACCGCCTAGACGGGGCTACGGGTAGCCGGAAGAAAGGTCAGGTATTCGCTACCTCCCGTAAGGGAAAGACCTACTCCGAACTCTACCTATCCGGTTCCAAGCGGGTATCCCATTATTCGATGCTCTGGAGCGAGAACCGGGCGATCGTTAACCTCTCGAATGTCCGTGTCGTGGTTCTCGATGATGCCGATTACGAACTGCAAGTAGAAATTGGAGTCGGTGATTGTCACGGTCTAATCGGTCACTCTCTTCATCAAGCGATCGTCGAAGCATCAGATCCTTTTCTCAAGTCCCCGATCGATCCTCGGGGGATGCTCCAGTTCCGTCTAGCCCTCAAGTCCAAATGGTGCGCGAAGGGTACGACTCTACCCCTCGGTGGTGAGTTGGAATTCAAGGGGGAACCCGTCGATCTGATTCTGCCCGCTTCCTCGTTCAAGGGTTCATGTCCGAAGCTCGGTAAGGTTCACGAGTACAAATCTCTGTACTTCGGGATCTATAAAGTCTCCCGCACCACCCGGTACTCTACCTCCCATACCGTGACGGGTTGGTTTCAATCCGAGGACTCCAAGAAGTTTCTTCTCGACGCGGCTCGCGAGGAGATGGAAACCCTGATCGAGAAACGCAAGGATGTCCGCAAGTTAGCCGTTCACTACCTCGATCGCACCGTGGGAACGGTTGACGGGGAACTGTCCGACGACCCCGAAGAACGTATCGAACAGGAGAAGAAACTAGCCTTCTGCTCTTACGCCCGTATCTTGAGTAAGGACACTTACAACCAACTCGCCCTACACCCGAAAACGAAGCAGTGGGCGAACCAGATTACCGCTAATCTAGTCAAGGATATAGCCCTCGGATCGTTCATTCGCGCCAAGGGTTCGATGTTAGCCCCATTGCCTTTCCTCAAGGGCGATACGGTTATCTCTCACGATTTACCGACGGGACAGTACGTCTATTGGCGATACCCGATCAGGGCTTACAACGACATCTTTAAGGTGTACGTTATCAACACAAGAGATTTGCGTTGTCGTCTCGAACGCTATCTCGGGTACTTTACCGATCTCAATCTTCTCGACTCGATTTATTTTCAATCTCTCGTCAACTCCGATCTAACGGGAACGGCTTGGGTTTCTCCCTCCGTCGCCCGTAAATCAGCCGCCGATTATGACGGTGATTACGGTTGTTTCATTCCCTGTAGCGAGATCCGTCCTCTTGCTGACGAGATCGATACTTGGCAGGAATTACCCGAACCGGTCAAACCCCCGAAGAATCCGATTAACGGTTCCCTCGAATCCATCGCCGCCAAGTCGATGTCTAACAAGGTAGGTCTGATTTCCTACATCATCACCTGTTGCCGTATCCTCGGGTGGAAGTTTCATTACCCCAAGTTAGCGGAGGCTTTACAGACGGAAGTAGACGGTCTAAAATCCGAGAACCCCGTGGATTGGGCTTACGTTAACGATGTTCTAAAACGAACGGGTAGCGCGTTTAAAGAAGCGGAGAAGAAGGGAATTCAGGCGTGGGTACGTTGTTACAAGCATCCCGATCTCTATACCCAACGCCCCCTTGTCTCCCACTACGACGATATAATCTCCAAACTCTGCAATCTAACATCGGAGATGTGGGAAAAAGGAATCGACCCCGATGACATCTCCCCGTTCCAGTGTCGTTCTACTCACGACTTCCGTTGTCTATTCGATCCCCTCGTTCCCTACGAATCGATTCCTAAAGAGTGGTTTCATCGGGCGGGCGATTGGGTTTACGAGTACAAGAAGATGTTAGGAGGTGTCCTAAGAATCAAGAAAGAACGCATGACAGTGACCGAGATCGAGGAGTTCCGTCAGGGACTCAAGGAGATAGGCGACCACTTTAAACGCAAAGCCGATTCGATCACCAATCCCGCGTCCAAGCTTAAGTTCGCCGCCGCCATGCACCGTGTCCTGCACGATCGCCCCAAGCCCGGCGAGGACAATTCGGAACGGATCTGCTCTCTGGTTTTTCAGATATTCCCCGACGAGTATATTCGAGCGCTCTCGACCCCTCCCAACTATCAATTCCGGTTGTGGAGAAATTGCGAGAAAGCACCTTCCGATCTAGGGGATAAGGTATTCAATAACGAGATCGTTCCCGTCAAGATCACTAATACCCGATTCACCGTTAACGGTCAGGAGGTGGACGCGCTCTATATGGTCGAACTGCACACGGGTAAGAAGGTAGCCCGTGTTGTCACCGATAACATGGCGGGGTACGTCTCCCTGCCCCTACCCGAGACCCGTCTCGTGGTCAAGGTCAACTCGGTATTCAGCCCGAGTAAGAAGACCTATACTTATCACGAAGCTCGTGTAGTTCCCGAAGAAGCTCTAGAGTTCTAATCTAGAGTACGAACATCGATGTAGTTTATCGGGAGGGCGATCGCTCTCCCTGGTTCTATGACCTTTAAATTACAAATTGAATTGAGCAATCCAAGAACACTATCAGATGTTGCTGTGATAGCGCAACTGTTGGAAGCTTACGAGGAATCAGAGGATCTTATTGTAGATTCGGAATTTCTTGTTAATGCTATCTACCAATTTTTCTTCGCCTTGAGAAGACAACTAATCGACTACGTGGAGCCGAGTGAACGGCTCAAAGAACTTAATTCCTATATCGAGGACTCTGGCGCAAGCTCGCACAAGCAAAAGTTCGTCCTAGACATCCTGCTAAGGCTATACGATTTGGAGTTGAAGAAAGAAGAAAGGAAGGAATAATTATTAGTCTCGATTTTTAGGTTGATAACTCCCCCGATGTGGGGGAGTTTTTCTTTTACCACGGGCTTTAAAATAAACGAGGGAGTCAAGGTAAGGTAGACGGTTCGATTCCGTCATCGGATGGTTCCGTGTGAGGTTCGATTCCTCTTAACTACGGTAGCGAATAGGGTAATCCCCGCCGAGTAGGTTCGAGTCCTACAACTCCCACTAATCGGTTGAATAACCTTAACGACTAGGAAGACTAAAGGAATTGAAAACTCTTTCTTTCCTTTCTTCCTATGTCCGATCCCCTCACCCGTATTCTCCGCGTCGTTTCCCGCGACGGTACTGAAGACATCGTACCGATCGGGGCTTTCGGTATCCCCGATTTTCAAGGGGATCTACCGCCGCTCACCCGTTCGAGTCAGTTAGTCGATTTCGCCCTACCCCATAATCAGAAGTACGGATCTGGGGAGTGGAGAGTTAACGAGAAGACGGGACAGCCTTATTTCGTCAAGATAGACTACGGGATCGAGGGGGATAAGTTCGATCGACTGGTGGCGGGATTAAGAACTCAGACTACCCGTAAAGATAACTTCACCGGTCGGGCGTTAGGCAGGAGCGGGGGTAGGATCGGGAATCCCGATGTTCGTCCGATGCGGATCGTGACCTACGATAACCCCGATCTTAACGAGGGAACGGGGCAGATATTAGAGGTGACGGGGGTTAGTACCCTCGGGGAGAAGTACCCCGCGCTGACCGGCAGGGATTGGAGCGGGGACATCTGGAGCGATCGGGATGGAGATGAACTGAAAGCCTTAAGCGATGAACAGAAAGAACGGGTAAAACAACAGGCTACCGATTACGCCAGAGCGGAAGGGGCTGTACGCCCGGATGGAACGGTGGTTGGTCGGTACACGGGGGATACCCTCGGCGATCGCCGTAATTACTTCGTCGATGGCGATACCCGCTATTCCAAACCGGGTTACTCCCCCTACTACTCCGACGCGAACGTTATCGATTTCAAGCCCGTGGGGGAACCTTTCCCTCTCTCGCGATCCCCGCGAAATATTCTCGACAAGATCGCCCTAGAACGGAGAGCGAACGCGGAATCGAAGATCGTTAACCCCGATGGCTCTATCATCCATACCTCCCGTCAACCGATCGACGGGGTGGTGACGGATAGCGAGGGCAACGAGATCCTTTACCCCTCTCTCAACGACGCGGGATTAGAGAGTCTCGGGATCTATAACAAGACGGGGGGATTCGTCTCTGGAGGGGAACGACAGAACGGTATCAAGTACGAGGGGATCGATATGCCTAAAAATCCCCTCAAGTTCGTGATACCGGGTGACGAGGATAATTATAACGCGGCGTTGAATTACCCGATGGACGGACAACCGGGGCGGAATATCGTACCGGTACGGGTCGGGGGATTACGGTATCAACTCGGGTTGGCGGACAATAAACCCGATACGAATCAGTTCTCCGAGTTGGTCAAGCGGTACGCGGGGGGAGATTTCGATCCTCAAGACCTACCCGATTTCATTCTGAACGCTCCCCCCGGCTCCATCCCGACCGACGGACGGGGTAAACCTTTCCACGGGGCGAGTAACCCGAGTATGAACAGTCTCGCCTACCGGATAGCGGAACAGGTAAAACTGAACCGACAGTTACGGGAAGCGAGTCAAGCCTTCAGCGAGAGTACCCTATTCCCCCGTAACCAACTGGAGACGCTGGACGGGACGGTAGCGGAGATCGATCGTACCCAGAAAGCTTATCTCTCCAGTAGTAAGAACCCCGTCGATCTATTACAGGGACACGCCAAGTTTTATCTTCAAGACGAGAACACGAAAGATAACTTCGATTACGAACCCGCTATGAGCCACGAGGCGCGGGAGATCTTGAGCGATAACCCCAACTACGGCAAGACGATCACCACGGGCAATATTCCCCTCGTCGATAATCTATACCGTCAGGAGTTGAGGGAATCCAGGCCGAATGGGGGATTGGGGGTAAGAGGATTCGGTTCTGATTCCCGCGGTTTCTACGCCGATTATTTCGGAAGGTTCGAGAATAAGAGAGTGGACGAGAACGGGAATCTTATTCGGACATTCGTTCAGAAACCCCTCTTTAAAACCGAGGCGGATCGACAGTATGTCGATAGTCGATTAGTTGGAAAACGATTCGAGGACGAGAACTATCAACCGTTCGTGACGTGGGGGATGAAAGATGGCAAGCGAGTGGTGATCGATGATGGTTCCCCGATCGGGCCGTATCTCCCCAGAGCTTACGAGCCGAAGGTAAATTCATCGTCCCCCCTAAACCCGATCGATTCGGTTATCACCTCGCTTCCCTCGGCTAACCTCTGGCTCGATGGGGGGAATCAATACCCCCTCGCGAGAACGGTCAAATGGATTAACGAGTATTGGCGACCGAATAATCCGAAAGCGGCGGGACTCGATCTCTCCAGAATGACCGAACCCGAGAAGTTCGAGTTAGATCGCGCCCTCGGACTCGTGACCGATGAACCGTTACCGATCGAACTGGCTTCCCTCTCAGATCCGAGAGCGGTAGCGGAAGGTGGGGTATCGAGCAGACCCCTGACCGATGAAGAGATTCGGGGACGGGGCGAGGGAAGAGAGAGCGATCGGGTTTACGAGTGGAGTGCCAAAGCACCTGAATCCCAACTCGAACAGGTTTTCTTAGACTCGATGGATAACCCTCGAACCGGTGGGGTTCGACTCGGGGAAGTTCTCGGGTTGCCTTTTGTTAACCCCTCCACCCGAAAGGATGGAGTGAAATACTCTCTCTCTTCTATTATCGGGGGGGGTGATTCTTCTCCTAATACGACGGGAAATTTGGAAGATACTTTATCGCTCAAGGGAACCGGCTACAACCCCGAGAATCAAGACCTCTCGATCTTCGATCTTCCCGATAACGTGTTCGTTCTCGATTCCCCTCGTGAAACTCCAAAAATCCTGAGTGTTCAGGGGACGAAATCCGATAGCTACGACGGGGCGAGAGTACCGGGTTTTCTCAATCAACTACGGGGTATGAGACAAGATCCCAAGACGGGACAGATGACCTACTCCGACAGGGCGAATATCGTCGGGGTTAACCCTCCCGAAGAAGTTCCCGCCAACGCCGACGAGATCGTGCAAGGTATGGGTTACGAGAACTACGCCCATTACCTTAACGAAAATCGATTCCTACACCCGAACCAGAATAAAGCGAAGGTGAAAGTCGATCGCAAGAAGTTGTTCGTGACCGATACAAGTTACGACTTTAACGATCCTCTCGTACAAGACGCGGCTTTCGTTCCGTTTAAAGAGATCGCTAAGAATTCCGATGGAACGATTAACGATAAATATCTATTCGCTCCCGCTCGGTACTCTACTGGCGAGATGCCAGAGAAAGGATTGATGTACCCCTCCGCCGAAGACGAGTTCACGATTCTCGACGATCTACTCGGGAGAACCTATATCGAGTTCAACGGGAAGAAATATCCCATCGAACCGACCCCGATAGATCCGAAAGATCCCCTGCTCGAAGGAGCGATGACCCCGACGATCGAGAACGCGATTCAGGAGGGCAAGAGAAAGATCGCCATGATTAAATCGGAGTTGGGATTACGGAGAGGCAGAAGCCCGGCGCGGATCGAGAAGGAACTTAACCCCAAACTCGAACCGTGGGAAAGACCCGACCCGTCGGCGCGACAACAAGCCGTGGGCGCTCCGATTGTCTCGAACACACCGCTATGGGTAGACGAGAGCGTGACGGGACTCGCCGCCCCCTCGCTCGCCGATCTACCGCGGTTAACTCCCGAGATTAAGAACACCGTCTATCGCGAGCATTTCCCCAATACCAACTCGGGAGACTTCAACCCGAACCGAACGGATTTTCTCTCTTCCGATCGGGTAATCCCGAACGAGAAAGAGGCGACTAAACCCTTCACCTTCTACGATGACATCATCCCCGTGGGCGAGTTGGACGACACGACCCTTAACGATCTGATCGCCCATTACGAGAAAGAGATCGCCCGCGCCGAGTTAGCCCGAGAGAAGGTGTACGGGTTACAGGAGGTTGACCCTATCGATCTCAAGGTGCGTTCCGTTGTCACCCCCGTAGCCGATAGAGATTCGTTCAAAAGCGTAGCCCGTCCATCCGTAGAGTTAACCCCCGAAGAGGTGGAAGAACTGCAACGACCGGGTAAAGAGCGAGCGGTCTCTAATCTCTCCGCTTTACTAGAGGAGATCAAGAAAACGAGAACCGCCCCGAGAATCCCGCTACCCGCGCCGATACCGAGAACCGAACGGGTCAGAGTTCCCGCCCCCGTACTCGCCCCCGAACGTGAACCATTACCGCCCCCGACCCTCGCCTCTATATTCGGCAACGAACCGGTGATCGATGTTCCCGCGGTCGAAGTACCCGAGACTCCCGTTCCCGCCGCTCCCGCTACCCCGAACAAGTCGGTATGGTTCGAGCCGGTAGAGGAGAGGAAGGAAAGAGAGGAGGTTTTAAATTCTCTTCTCGGGGGGAGTAGTCAATTTGTCGGGGCAACTCCGAACACTCTCGATGAGTTATTGAACCAACCGATAATCTCTAGCCCTGTCGCTACCGCTACGAGACCCACCCCGGAAGAGAATATACAAACTCTTTCCTCTCCTTCCTCTCCTCCGAACGCCCCGATCGAGAACCCGAACGGGTTAGTTCGATTGCCCGATGGTCGGGTCGTACCCCGATGGATGATCGCCCTCGGACTCGGGGGTGTGGCTCTCGGGGGATTGGCGGTAGGACGGGAACTGAGTCGGGATAATCGAGACGATCGCTCTAGTCGGGTCAGGGATTGGTACGGGTACTAGATCGTCAATCGATTCCTTTAATCGGAATAGCTACGCTACGGGGGGGGTGAGTTTTTTTATTCACCCTCTCTTGTTATGGCTAAAGATCTAGAAACGGAAAAGAGTTTTGAAGAGATTAAGCGGGATGAAACGCTCGCTAACTTCCGCGTGTTCGCCACTCTCGTATCCCCTCGCTGTCCTATTTGCGATGGGGATGGATATACCTACGAACTGGAAGAAGCGGTGATCGATACCGAGTACGGTACTCGAATAGAGACACGGGTAAGTCGGATTCACTGTACGAACTGCCAGTAAAAAACCCGTTCGAGAACGGGGATAAATCTCAGGGTTGCGAAGTTCAAATTTACCCCTTCATTTTATCATGAATACATCGACGGTTGTATCTTCCCTACAGTACGATCGATACTATGTAGAGAAGAATTATCGGGAACTTCAGAAAGTGAGTACCAAGTCCTCGATCGATCTATCGGAGTTATCCTATAACCGACTTCGATTACTCGCCCTCAAGATCAATTCGGTCAAACAATGCCACATCATCCGGGTAGGGAAACACGATCGAGAATCCCTGATCGAGACGATACGATCTACCCTGATACTTACCTCTCGCGCTAAATCGATGTGGAACCTAACCGATGATGATTGGGTGACTCGGGATATAGGACACCCCCATCGCGCGGCGCTCGTCGAGAATCGTTTTATCCATCGGGGTAAGGCGATACTCTGGACGACCTGTATCGGAAGGGAATCCCTCTCTAAAGCCCTTCAGTTACGGCGATGGCTGATCGATAAAGGACAGGTCAACGTCGTGGGTTTTCGGAAACGACAGAGATTACCGGCTGGTTGCGGGATGGATTGGGAACTCAAGTGTTGGGGGTTGAGAGAGGGAACCCTAGAAAAGCTCGCCGAACTAGAACTCGATCGCCAGAAGAAACTCGGTATCGAATTCCCTACCGTGGAACCTATAGATCCCCTCTCCGAATCCGAGATAAAGATCTGGAAAGAACATTTCGAGGACTTACAGAACTTCAAATCGGAAGGGTTAGACGAACTCTATCGAGAGGCGTTAAAAGAAGCGGAAGAGAATCGGATCGTACTCGTCAACGATCGTCTCTATCGTAAGGTCGTTTAGAAGAAGAGAGGAAAGAAGGAAGGAGTGATTTATTTAATTAATTCACTTCGTTCTTTATCTTTCCAAACCCGAACGCTTTACCGTATCGGGTATTCCTATCACCGTTCTCTCACTCCCTCTCGGGGGAAAGCTACGCTACGTAGGAGATGAGTTAAACCTATCGAGTGGGTAACTAGATCTAGGTTTGTATTTATTTATAGATCTAGTTCTAGATCCACTTATTCGATAAAATAGTAGATAGACAATCTACTTGTCATTTACACGACTCGACCACTTTACACGATCACACAATTTAAGGGTTCGTACCTATGGCTACCGCCAATAAAACCAAGTCCGATGTTTCCGTTCCCGCTACCGAACTGACCGTCACCGATACCGTGACCGCTCCCTCTTTGCTATCGGGTGATGATGCCCGTAAAGCGATGGAAGATTTCTTCGGTGATGACCCGAAATATATCGGTACGATGACCTCTTTCCCCGTGGCTATCGTTCTCAACGGCAGTGACGCGACGTTCGGTATCTTCCTCAAAGAAGACGAGATGCAACGGGCGGGATGGAAAACCGATCTCTCTCACAACGGGGAGAAGCGGTTACACCAGTTCCGTTCGGGAAGTAAAGAGAAGAAGCCCGGTTTATTGTTCCGCGCTCCTTTTGTCCATATCATCGATCAATCCGGTCGTTGGATCGAGATTAAACGGAACGAGCGGAACGGCGATCTTCATCCCGAACTCGGTAAATCGGGAACCATCATCGGGGAGTACGCCGATCGTAACGGACGGATCGATCCGGTATACGCCGCCGCTTACGAAAAGCTGAAAGTCGATGAACTGGCTACCCTGCGGACTATCTACCTGATCCGTTTCGTCAACGAGTCCGGTCAATCCCTACACGATATTCCTTTCGCGTTATCCATTCACGGGACTACAGCCGTGGAATTCTCGAAGGCGATCGATACCGTTCGGGTGAGCGCGTTCAGTAAACCCCTCAGTCCCGAAGCTTTCTCGCTTCTGGTCTGGAAACCGGTATTCGCCGCGGATCTCGTCGGCAGTGGCGATAAACAATCCTACTGCACGATTATCTCGAAAGACGATTCGGGGAAACTGCAACAGGATTTCGCGATTCCCTCGAATCCGAAAGAGTTGGAAGAAGAGTTCAACGCCATCCGGGAAGCTAACGGTAACTTCGCTTGGCGGTTCTTCGAGTCGAACGAGTATCACCCGTTCGCGAAAGCCCTGACCGAGAGAACCAATCTGCTGGCAGTGGGATTTGATGAATACGATCTACCCATCAATCAAGACGATCCTTCTTTCGATCGGATTCCTTACTAACCTTATTCCGTGATCTCGGGGGTACTCGCTACCCCCTTTTCTTTTTAAGATCGGGATACTCTCTCCCCGTCTAGTATGAACGATCCCCAACCCCGTCCCTTTACCGCCATCGACTTTATCAAGAATTTCGTTCAACTCGTCATGACCTACCCGAAAGTGTCCGTACCGTATCCCTTCGTCCTCGATGACACGACATCGAAGATTCTCGAATCCCTCGAACCTAGAATCAAAGACGATCTCTATCACTCGATCCAGTGTCTTTATAGTGCCGCTTTACTTTATCGGGGGACGGGATTTATTCCCGTTGTTGATGAAACGTTAACCGACGCGAGAGATCTAGAAACCATCGTGGTTCATATTGTCGAATCCCGTCTTCCGAACTCCATCCACACCCCGCTCACCGATAAAGACTCTTTCCTCACCCCCGAGGAGACGATCGGTTTAATGTCCGACGAGAGATTACGGCAGAAGATCCGCGATCTCGATAAGTCCCTCTGGCTTAAAGCGAAGAGACACCTACCCCAATTCACACCCTCGAACGGATGTCACCCCTCTTACCCGAACTGGTTGGAGAACGGGGTTAATCCTTTCACCGTGGCTCTCTACCTCGATGTTCGTACCGAACGGTGGGAACCCGTTCAACTCATTCTCAAGGAACGTCGATAATTCTTGTTCCCTAACCCCTAATCGATAACCTCTATACCTCACCCTAGAACTATGCCGACCGACGAATTAAAAACCAGAAACAAAACCTCTTTCCTCTCCTCTCCTTCCTCTCCTCTTGCCGAAGACTCCGATACCCCCGAGGAGGTCTTGAGATACCTCGACCTACGGGAACAGAGAGAGGTGGTCGATGCCGCGCTCAAGGAACTAGAACCCCTCGTTATCCGATGGGGGGAAAAACAGATCCGGGAATGTCGATTAACCTCCAAGACCTTACCGATCCCCGAACTGGAAGCGAAGGGTAAGCAACTCTCGATCACCGAGAAAAAGACCCACGATAAGAACAACCCCGAACTGGTTCTTCTCGACGAGATGATCGACGAGCAGAAAGCGATCGCCGCCCGCAAGAACAAGAAAGAGATCAACCGATTGATGTCGGAGATCGGGAAACTCCAAGAAGCCCTGCAACGGGTAACGATCACCCCGCGAGGTTTCGATCTGACGCGGAAGAAAGACGAACTTCTGGAGCGGATCACCTATCGGGCTAAAGGTCTGATGGTTCGGAATATCAAGGGGAAGAGCGATCGATGAACAGAACCGGCAAACTACAGAAAGAACGGACGGCGTTAGATTTCTACGAGACTCCCGAGGAACTGACGCTTTCACTCCTCAAACACTGCCCCGCGATTACCCGAGCGAGTTCTATTCTCGAACCCTGCAACGGTCACGGGGCTATCTCTCGGGTACTGGAACGGGAGATCAAAAAGTGCGAGATCGTCACCAATGACATCGATCCCGAGAAGCCAGCCGATTTTAATTTCGACGCGACCGGTTCTATTCATTGGAAGATGAAATTTCCCGATTGGGTGATCACCAACCCACCGTTCAATCAATCGGGTCGGATTATTTCTCTCGCTTACCGTCACGCTTTATTAGGTATCGCTTTTCTACTTCCCCTCAATTTTCTCGAACCCTGTAAGGATCGGGTGGATTTCTTGAGAGCGGCGGGCGATCCCGATCGGGTGATCGTATTTAATCCCCGCCCCCGCTTCCGCCCCGATACCGATAAGACGGATTCTAAGACCGTCGCGTGGTTCGTGTGGCACAAAGAACCGTTCAAGGTTCATTACAGTCCAACTTTTATTTACGAGACAGGATGGAGAAAATGAAACAAGAACAGATAAAACAACTCAAGAACCTGATCGATCAAACCGTGACTTGGACAAGTAGCGCGCAAGGATGCGAAAAAAAGAAAACAGGGAAAGTGATAGATTATATTCCGCCTAGTTACGACGCATACGATCTATTACCTTATGGTGCGGATCTAAGTAGCTTAAAGTTTCAGCGCGAATCCTCCGTCCCCCGTCTTCTGGTCGAGGTTCCTCGCTTTCACAAAAAGACCGGTAAAGAACTTCCCTCTTTCTATTACGCTCCGTTAGCGAGTCGTTTCCTGAAATGAATAAACTCCGATTCAAAGCCCTCGAAAAGATAATCGATGCCCAAATATCGGGTGTTGAACCCTATCCATCCAAAGCACAGATTTACCTCAATATGGAAAAGGATGGGTTGGTAGAACGATCCACTACTGAACTTGGCGAGGAAGGTTGGATTCTTACCACAAAAGGAAAAGCGGATTGGATTAATAACGTGAGGATGAAAAGAAGTTATGAATAAATTAATCACCGCGCTACCCGATCAAGCCCCTTGTCTTCCTTTTGATAAATCTTTTGCCGAGCAGAAGGATAGGCTAATCTCTATCCTAGAAAATGCCCTAGAAAAGATCGGGGAAGAAGAGGGATTAGATCCCGAATTAGATTTTTTCTGTCATCTGATTAACTATCTGCTCGGTGAATTACATTCGGGCAATCGAGAGGTTATTCGTCTTTGTTATTTAGTCTGTCAAGATGACCTCGATCGGAAAATCACCAAGCTCAGAGAATATGCCGAGGAGTATCTTTAATCTAAACAGAGAGAAAGAAAAGAATGAGTGATTCAATATTTTTTGTTTTAATCTCCCCCTACATGGACTCTATTAAAATTTGCGAGGGGGATTCCGTACAGAACGCTCTCCGAAGCTTCCGATCTTCCGTTTGGAAACAAGGATCGGGAGCCGATGAAAGAGTTAATGAAGAGTACGGGGGGTGGGGAGTTTACGAATGGCAAGAGAGAAATTTAATTTATCTCGCTACTTTTGCGGAATTTGATTACGGGATGTAATTAATTTATGACGCTTATCGAAAGTAAAAGAACATGATAGATCTTAT